TTGCCTCTCGCATGGAAGCGCAGACTGACCCTGGCCTGCGTCGCACTCACGCTGCCCCTGACGGCGACGGCGATTCCCGCCCAGGCGGAGACGGCGGGTCTGGCACCACTCCTCGAAGCCGGCCCGACGGCCGCCGGAGGCGACCGCTACATCGTGGTCGTCAAGAAGTCGGCGGCCCTGTCCGGGGAGTTACGCGCGTCGCTGGAGCGTGACGCGGTCGTCGAAGGCGGCCAGATCACCCGCCGCTACGCCAAGGCCATCGCCGGTTTCGCCGCCGTCCTGCCCGACGACGCCCTCGACGCGGTCCGCGCCAACCCGGCCGTGGCCTACGTCGAGCCCGACTCGGCGATCAGCGGCCAGACGGTCCAGCCCAACCCGCCGAGCTGGAGCATCGACCGCGTCGACCAGCACAACCTGCCGCTGGACAACAGCTTCACCTACACCACGACCGGTGCGGGCAGCACGGCGTTCATCGTGGACAGCGGCATCCGCACCACGCACACCGAGTTCGGCGGGCGGGCGTCCTTCGGCGCCAACTTCGTCGAGGACGGCAGGACCGACGACTGCCACGGCCACGGCACGCACGTGGCGGGCACGGTCGGCGGCGCCACCTACGGCATGGCCAAGGCGGTCAACCTGGTGGCCGTGCGCGTGCTCAACTGCAGCAACAGCGGCCTGACCAGCGACCTGGTGGCGGCCATGGACTGGGTCGCGCTCAACCACCCGGCGCGCTCGGTGGCCAACTTCAGCCTCCAGGGCTACGGCACGGCCACCAACGACGCCGCCGAGGGTCTGATCGACTCTGGCGTCCAGACGGTGTTCATCGCCAACAACTTCAACACCGACGCCTGCACCAACGCGCCGCGCTCGCCGCGCGGAATCGTGGTCGGGGCGACGGACATCACCGACCAGAAGGCGACGTTCTCCTCCTACGGCACCTGCGTGGACGTGTTCGCGCCCGGCGTCTCCGTCACCTCCTCGGTCAACACCGACGACAACGCCTCGGGCTCCTGGTCCGGCACGTCCATGGCCGCCCCGCACGTGACCGGCTGGGTCGCCCGCTACCTCCAGGACAACCCGACGGCGACGATGGCCGACACCAAGGCCGCGCTCATCAGCAGTTCCACCAAGAACGTGCTGACCAACATCGGCGACGGCTCGCCCAACCGGCTGCTGTACGCCGCGCCCGGCACCGCCCCGGAGGACACGGTCCCGCCGAACACGCCGGGGACCCCGGTGGCGAGCAACCTGACCTCCCGCGCGGTCACGCTCACCTGGACCGCCTCCACCGACAACGTCGGTGTCATCGGCTACGACCTGTTCACCGGCTCGGGCCAGCCCGTCGGCACCTACCCTAGCGCCAGCGCGGCGCTCACCGGGCTCAGCCCGAACACCACCTACACCTACTACGTGCGGGCCCGTGACGACGCGGGCAACGTCTCGGACCCGTCCGGCACGGTCAGCCTGACCACCCCGGCCGATCCGGGCGTCGGCGCCTGCAAGGTGACCTACAGCCTGGCCTCGGAGTGGTCAAACGGCTTCAACGCCGACATCACCTACACCAACACCAGCCTGAACACGGTCACCGGCTGGACCATCGCCTGGTCCTTCTCGGCCGGCCAGCACGTGAACAGCGGCTGGAACGCCGTCTGGAGCCAGAACGGCGCCAACGTGACGGCCAGCAACCTGATCTGGAACAAGACCGTGGCTCCCGGCGAGTCCGTCTCGGTCGGGATCAGCGGCAGTCACACCGGCACCAACCCGGCGCCGACCGCCTTCACCGTGAACGGCTCGGCCTGCACGGTGGGCTGACGGCACGGCAGTGAATGAGGGAGGCGGCGGGCCATGGTGCACGCCGCCTCCTACCGTGTGCGGGGTCAGGGCGATGACCTGCCGGGCCGTGGTGTCCGTGGTCGGGGCAGTGACCTGCGGGGCCGTGGTGTGCGGGGTCAGGGCAGCGGCCTGCCCAGCCTCAGCCGCACCCGGCCGCCACGCCGCAGGCTCTCGCGCGTCCAGGATCAGGCAGGGGTAGAGGTGCGAGTAGGGGACCTCGATGGCGTGTGCGCTCACATGATCACCACTACCCGGCGCACCGGGCCCGCGGTGCGACCACGCCGACGCGCTCGAGGTCGAGCCTCTCGGCCAGCTCGTCGCCGCGCTGTGCCCATCCTGCGGCGAGCAACTGCCAGCCGAGTGGCTCACCTGCCCGCATGCTCAAGCCGAGGTCCTGGAGTGGGACAAGGGAGAGAACCTGGGGCCGGGACAAGAACTCCTCGTGACGATGTACCCGGGCCACAAGCTCTGCCGAGCGTGCGGGGTCACGTGGTGGGGAGCCGGTCGAAGTCATGTGGATGGGCTGGCTGTGACGGGGCCCGTCGCCGGCGGCATCCCGCTGGGTTGGCTGCGTACCGGGCCTCGCGGGCTCTCTGCGGCCGGCTGATGGGAACGGTGAAGTCCGCCGCACCTGGCAGGTGGGCGAACGCACAGCACCAGAAGGCGGCCTACAACGGCCTGACGGCCGCCCGCTATCGCAGGGAAACCCGTCGCAAGCTCTAGCCACAGTCGCCGTAGCCGTAGCCGTAGCCGAGAAGGCTGTGCGGGACGGGAAATACGCTGCACGTACGGCGGAAGTGCCCCTGCCCCAGCGCGGGCGCGCCTATCTCGTGAGGAGGAGAGATGGATGATCTGGTGGCGTTTCTCCGTGCCCGCCTTGACGAGGACGAGCAGATGGCGCGCGCGGCCGGTGGGGCGTGGCAATACGTCGCCCTCCCCGATGTCATCAGCCCTGCCGGGCATTCGCTTCAGCTTGACGACGACCGGGCGCTCGTGGACGTCGGATTCATGGAGGACGACGCCCTACGTCCGGCCGAAGCTCAGCACATCGCCCACCACGACCCAGCCCGGGTGCTCCGCGAAGTCGAGGCCAAGCGGCGACTGATCGAGGCACACGTCGACCACTACGGGCTCGTCTTTGACCACTTCTGGCCCGTGCCAGTTCTGAGCCTGCTCGCTCTGCCGTATGCCGACCACGCCGACTACCGCGAGGAATGGCGGCCATGACGGAACCCAGCAATCGCGTCGTCTGGACGCGGCTACCCAACACCAAAACGTGATGGAACAGGTCTACTGTGGGCCACTTCGCACCACGGCACCACAGGACCACCCTGTACGACGATGCAGCCTGATACCTCAGAAACCGCATCGAGCAAGCAAAACGCGACGGCACGATCCCACCCGACACCATCGCCACCTACAACGCGGCGATCGACGGCCACTGGCGCGACGCAGGCCTCGCCGAGTGCGCCCGCGGCAACCAGTGCACCGACCCCCGCATTCTGCCCGCCGCCGACGGCACCATGCGCCGGGCGCCCGCGCTCACCCCACGAGCCTTCTTCAGCGGTGACGAAGCCATCATCGCTCAGGTCCTGGCGCTACTCCCCGCGCGCTGGCACGACGTCTACGGCGAGCTCGGTACCAAGGGCCAGGCCGACGGTCCCAAGGTCGCCAGCTCCAAGACGGCGCCCCTGCCCGTCTCGGAGCACGCCGACGAGTTGCTCGGCGACATCGTCGCCATCCTCACCTCCTGGGAGGAGCGCGTCGCCGCCGTGGCGCGGCTGCACATCGACACCGACGCCTGGCGCCGGCGCCGGGCGCACGTCGCCGCCGCCACTCTCACCAGGCACCTCGCTGTGCTCCTGGCGCTGCCGGCCGAGCCGACGATGCGGGCCGTGTCGCTCACCACCGCGGCGACCCTCCCGCGCGGCGCCCGCGGCCTTGTGCACGAGGCGGCCGGGTACGCAGAGGTCTTCCTCGACCTGTCCGGCGCCGACGCCGGCCTCGAGGTTCTGTCGCTGCTCCGCCGCTGCCGCCGCCTGCTCGGCGAGACCCCGCCCACCGCGCGCCGTCTCGACGGCGTCGCCTGCGGCGGATGCGACTTCGCCGAGCTGCGCGAGCTTCTGGACGATGACGGCGCGTTCGTCGGCGCCCGCTGCTACGAGTGCGGCACCGAGTACACCACCACGACGTACGCCGAGCTCGTCGACGAGCGCAAGCGCGCCGCTATCCAGGCCGGATACCGCCGCCGGACCGTCCCGCGCGCCGCCGATGGCGACCAGGTCGCCCGTCGGGTCTGACCCGCAAGTTCGCCGCCACCGACATGAACCATCACACCGGCCAGCTGACGGTCACCAAAGGCACCGACCCGATCGTCGAACTCGCGATGATCGACGCCGACGGGCCGACTGGAATCTTCATCGATCGCCTCGGACCCATCGGCTGGTGATGTCACCTCACCTTTTCGGCGGCTGCGTCGTCGGACCAGTAGCACCGAGTCACAAGACCTGATGCCATGACCACCATGGAGGACTCATGTTCGCCGCCTACGCGACGATCACCATCTTCGCCTCGCTGCTGTTCGGCAGCGCGGCAGTCATCTACCTGATCGGACACGAATTCCCGAAGGCCCAACTGGACATGAAGAGCCTGCCGCGCTCATGGGGACCCGTCCTGGGCGCGATGCTGGCGCTGGGCGCGTTGGGATTGCTGGGCGGATTCGCCATCCCTCTGCTGGGGACTCTGGCCGCCTACAGCCTCGTGCTGTACTTCACCGGCGCGCTCCTCGCGCACCTGCGAGTAGGGTCACGCAAGCTTGGAAACTGGGCCTTCTTCTTCGCCACCGCGGTGGCCGCACTGGGCGCGAGCCTGCTCTACCACTGGTGGTGATCCCTGGCGAGGGGGAGTGAGATTCTCCCGCCACCACCGGGCTCCCGGCGGGTGGCCCCCACCGCACGTAGGAGGCACACCTCATGCCGAAGCAGGTAGCGCCCAAGCTGCTGTTCTGGGCACTCGCTCGTACATTGTCCGCAGCCGCGAGAACCCCGCCTCGTACAACTCCTGCTCGCACGGCGCGGGCCGGCGCATGGCCCGCGGGCAGGCCGCCGGGACCTGTCGGCCGAGTCGCTCACCGCGGCCATGGAGGGGCGGACCTGGAACGCCGACCGCGCCGGCGCCCTGGTCGACGAGCACCCCGAGGCATACAAGGACATCGACGAGGTCACGGCCGACCAGCGCGACCTCGTGGCAGTGCAGCACACGCTGCGCCAGGTGTTCAACTACAAGGGCTGATGTCGCCGCCGTACCGTCCCGCGTGCTACCGACGACGCCCCGGACTCCCATGGCGCCTGATCCCGTTGCCTGCCGTATCGTGGGGGGCGTTCATCAACGGCGTACGCGCGGGGAGCGCGTGACGTGAACTAGGGATCTTGCACCCTGTCGCCTGTCAACCGTCCCTGTCACAAGAAGACCCCCCGGAATACGGTTCCGGGGGGTCCTCGCTCTTCAGAGCGCTGAGCCGCCTAAGGGAATCGAACCCTTGACCTACGCATTACGAGTTCCGAGTAGGCCCGTTTCTCGATGTCTCCCGGAGTCTCGCTATCGCCTCTGACCAGTGCTTTCTCTCCTCGAAAGACACCCAGAGATGCCGAGAGACTGAGACGAAAACTGAGACGGAACCCCGGGGCCCTACTACTCGACCTCGATCACAGAGAGTGAACCACGTCGGCCGCACTCCCCCGGCCGCACAGATTCCGCCGTTCCCCCTCACTGGATCACTTCTTCCGCTTCGGCCCACGCGCGGCCGGCTCGACTCCTCGTTCGCGCACAACCCGGCGGACGTAGGCGGCGGAGAATCCGCAGTTCTGGGCGATCTCCTCGGGGCTGTAGCCGGCCATGGCTGCGGCGGCCCAGACGTCGAACATGGACTCTCGCGCGGCCTCGATCTGGGCCTCGCTCTCAGCCTTCTTCGCCTCATATTGGCGACTGGCTCGCGCGACGGACTGAAGATCACTCATGCCGAAAGCATATCGCAACTGCTGTTGCGAATCACTCCCCCAGATAGTTACGCTACTGCTGTAGCGAATCAGCAAGACGGCCCCCGCCTGACGATTCCGCCGCCGGACGAGGGCCTTGCACAGGAAGTGAGCTCCTGCACCATGACCACCGTACCGACCCCCGCCGAAGAGGCCACCACGCCGACCCCCCTCGACCTCAGCGCGCTCAAGCAGAGCCTCACCGCCGGGCAGCGCAACGGCCGCTCCTGCTACCGCTGCGGCTCCACCGAGCGCCCCCTCGTACCCGCCGGAAAGCTCCTCGACGTGGACGTGGTGGAGTGCGACGTCCACCGCTGGGAGCGCGACAACCAGGCCAGCCCGCCCCTGTGGCTGACCGGGCCCTGCCCGGCGTGGTGCGAGGAGAAGCACCGCGGCAGCGACCACCCCGACGACCGCAAGCACCACGGCGGCACGCTGTCCGTGCCGCTCCTCACCATCGCCTTCGAGAACTTCGGGACGCGGGACGAGCCGCGTCTCGCGCCGGTCGAGCTCCTGGCCGACCTCATGCAGCACCACCGTGAGGCCGAGCCGCGGGTCGTGCTCGGCGACACCAGCGACACGTTCTCGCGGTACCTGTCCCTCGGCGAGGCGCAGCGGTTCGCCTTCGACCTCGTGGAGCTGGTGGCCGCCGGCCGCACCGGCACCGACGTGCAGACGCTTCCGGCGCCCGGGGGGGCCGCCGGATGTCAGCCGTGGTGCGCCAAGGAGCACGACCCCGGGTGCCCGGAGCTGTGCCTGGCCGAGAACGAGCCCGTGCCGGTCAGCGGGTCGCCCGCCGACGCGTTCGTGGGGCTGTCCCACCACCCCGACGACGGGACGGTCATCGACGTCGACAGCGCGCTGCACCTGACCGTGGACGAGGCCGAGGTGCTCGTCCTGGCGCTGCTGCGGCAGATCCGCCGGGCCCACCTGAAGGCCGCCTAGCAAGACGGCCCCGGGCCGGTGCTCGAACACCTGCCCGGGGCCTGAACCCAATCCCTGCACGAACAGGAAGAGGATCTATGGGCAACATATCGCCCCCGCAGTGCGCCGTCCCCTGCCGCGCCGCCGTCCACGACCGGCCCGGCGCCGCCCGCGCGCCCCGCCTCGCCCTCCGGCTGACCGGGGGTGGCCGGTGAAGCGCGCCGAGCAGTGGCCCAGCGCCCTCGACGACCAGCCCGGGACGCCGCTGCGGTCGTGCGCCTGCGGCGCCTTGCAGGTGAGCCCTGGGCACGTCTGCCCGCGCACCGCCCCGGAAGCGAAGGACAAGCGATGACCGGCGAGAAGATCGAGGCGTTCCTGGACACGCTGACCGCCCGGCAGCTGCGGCTGGCCGCGGTGTGGCTGCTCGGCTATGACCGGGAGGCGTTCGCCCGCGCGACCGGCCTGGCCGTCGAGGACGTGCCGGATGTGGTGGCCCGATGAACCTCCGCTGGCCCTTCCAGGACTTCCTCACGACCGTCCCCACGCAGGTGTGGCAGACCCTCCTTGCCGTCGCCACAGTGACCGCCACGGTGCTCGTCCTGAGGCAGCTGCTGCGCGGCGTCAAGCTGCTCGCCGGGCGGGTCGCCGCGGCCGGCCGCCCCGGCGAGGACATCCTCACGATCGCGGTCGCCTGCATCGCCACCGGCGTGTCCGCCCAGGGCATGTGGCGCTTCACCGGGGACGTGCTCGGCTTCGACGGGCCGCTGCGCCTGCTGCTGTTCGCGTTCATCGAGCTGGCCGTCCTCGCCAGCGCCGTGCGCGCCCGCCGCAACATGCGGGAGAACCATTCGGCCGGCATCGACGGCATCGCGGTGTGGGTGCTGGCCGCGCTCACCGCCGTCTTCTCGGCCCTGGACGCCCGCAGCGCGGCGGAGGCCATCTTCCGGCTCGCCGCCCCTCTGGTGGCCGCGTGGCTGTGGGAGCGTGGCATGGCCATCGAGCGGCACCGCATCAGCGGGCGTTCGCGCATCAAGTGGCGTTTCACCCGGGAGCGCGCGATGGTCCGCCTCGGCCTGGCCGAGTTGAGCGACCGCACCGTGACCGAGGTGGACGCGCACCGCAGGCTGACCCGCGTGGCCCTGGCCGCCAAGCGCGCCCGCGCGCTGCGGGAGGCGGGCGCTTCCCACCGCAAGATGCGCGCCGCGCTTCACCGGCTGGACCGCCGGCTCGACCAGGCCGTCGAGCACACCGGCCTCGCCCGCGACGAGGCCGCGCAGCGGGCGCTGCTGGACCAGGTGACCGCGCTCTACGGCGGCACGTCCCTGCTGGACCTGCCGGACGTGGCGCCGTGGACCCGCGTCGACCACCCGGCCGTCTCCCGGCCGGAGGTACAGGCCGAGCCTGTCGCTGAGCTGGTGGAGTACGTACCCGACCGGCCGGCGGTGCCGCCGAGCCGCGAAGTGTACGACTGGGCTCGCGAGCGCGACCTGTTCGACCCGCCACCCCCGGGCGACGCCCCGCCTCCCCCGCCGGACGGCGACGAGCGGCCCGTCGAGGAGGAGGCCGAGGACCGGACCGAGTACGTACCTGAGCGCGTACCCGAGGAGCTGCTGCAGAAGGCGACGAGCCGGTTCCTGCCCAACGTGGTGGCCGGCGACATCCCCGGCGTCCGGACGCTCAAGGACGAACTCAACATCGGCCAACCGAAGGCGCAGCTGGTCAGGGCGTACCTGTCCCGGCTGGCCGCGCTGTGACGCCGTACCCGGAGATCAGCTCTGGGTCCAACTCGAAAGGATCTTTCATGGAGCACGAACCATACATCCGGGCCGTCGCCGAGGCTCTGCGCGCCGCGGACGTCCCCGTAGCGAGCTGGCACGGCAACCCCGACGACCCGCGCAACGGCGCCATCATCCTGCACCTCGACGACACCAGCGAGACCGCGCTGGTCTGGGATGAGGAACGCGGCTGGGCGCACGGCACCGGCCGCGGGGACGGGAGGCTGAACCACCTGGAGTGGATCTGCGACGACGTCTTGCCCGAGCCCGCCGAGGTGGTCCACGCCGTGCGCCGCGAGGAGGGCCACGTGCGCGGCTACGACCTGCCCTGGTATCGGGACTCCGAGGACGGCGACGACTTCCACGAGCGGCTCGCCGCCTACCGTCCGGCCGGGTCGTAGCCGACAGCGCTCACGTCCACGTTTCTCCCGCCCCCGGGTCAGAGCTTGACCGGTCCTACCCGGGGGCGGGCTCCCCTATGAGAGGAGAGTCCATGCTCCAGCACCCGCCGCGGTCCGGCAAGCGCCGTGACTGGTACGCCATCGGATCGGCGATCCGGGCTCTGCTGCTGTTGGCGCTCACCGCGGTCGACGACTGGGTGAGTGCCGTCACCGGTATCCGCCCGATCCGCTGGCACGCCCGGCGAGCCGCCGACGTCGCCCGCCAAGCGTGGTGGCTCGCCCTGTACGGGCCGCCGGCCGAACCCGGGCCGGACGGGATCTACGACGCCGAGGTGGTCGACGACGAGAAGAAGGAGGGTGGGCGGTGAAGGCGGGCCGGGACCGGATTCCGGAGCTGTCGAGCATCCCATTCGGCGGGCCGAGCGCGATCACCGAGTATTCGCGGGCCGGGCGCGACCTGTGCCGCGACCTCAGCGAAGAACTCAACATCGGCGCCGACGAGCTGTACCAGGTCCTCATCCGCTCGTTTCGCGGGCATCCGGTGCTGGCGCTGCTGGGCGCCCCGGACGTGCGGATGCGGGCCAAGAGGGTGGTCAAGCGGCTGCGCCGCGCGGCCGAGCTGCAGAAGGGCGCCGGGACCGAGCTGGTGAAGTTCTACGCCCAGTTCCGCAAGGAGTTCGTCAGCGTCCTGCCGCAGGCCAAGCCCGAGCGGCGCCGCGTCGCGTTCGACTGGGACGACTGATGGCCGGCCACTCCAAGGACGTCGCCGTCGTCGAGGAGTCCTCGATGGCCAAGGTCGCCGCGCGGGAGGTGTCGCGCCTGGCGCGCATGGCCACCCCGTGGGTGGTCGGCGTGTTCGGCTACGGCCTGGCCGCGGCGCTGCACTTCGTGCTGTACGACCCCGGCACGATCGCGGCGTGGTCGAGCATCGCGACGATCTGCGTGGTCGTGCTGACCGGGGTCACCTACGGCCAGTCCCACGCCCGCGGCCCGTGGGGCAAGACCCACACCACCGCCACCACGTTCCTGGTCGGCATGTGGACCGTGGCGACCATCATCGCCGGTCCCGGGCACCCGGCGATCTGGCGCATCGGCGTGCTCGGCGGGTTCACCACGGCGCTGACGTGGAACATCCGCACCGTCATCCGCGCCAAGGGATGGGACGAACAGGGCGCCATCACCGACCCGCTGTCGTTCTTGTTCGACCGCAACAAGCGGCAGGCCGGCCTCGGCGGCGCGACCATCCACACCGTCGAGGAAGGCGAGTCAAAGATCGCCGCCCGGCTGCAACTACCGCCCGGCGAGAAGACCGCCGAGGACGCCCAGAAACGGGCCGCGAACATGGAATCGGGGATGCAGCTCCCGCCTGGGACGGTCACGGTCACGGTGAACCGGGATGACGCCTCGGTCGCCGACGTGGTGCTCTCAGACCCGCGGGTCATGGAAAACCCGATCTACTGGCCGGGCCCGTCGCTGCCGGGCGGCACCGCGGCCGACCCGGTGCGAAACGGCGTCTGGCAGGACCTGGAGCCGGTTTCCTACGTCATCACCGGCCACCACCTGCAGATCATGGGCATGACCGGGTCCGGCAAGAGCTTCGGCGGGTGCTGGTCGCTGCTGGGCGAGCTCATCACCCGCGACGGCAGCGAGCACGCCGAACAGACCGGCGAAAGCGCTGATGCGGTCGTGGTGTTCGCCATCGACATCACCAAGGGCGAGCAGACCCTCGGCCCGCTCCGTCCCGCGCTGCACCGGCTGGAGACCACCGAGGAGGGCGCCAAGAGGCTCATCAACGACCTGGAGGCCATCCTGAAGAAGCGCACAGACGACCTGTCGGCGCGCGGCTATCTGAAGTGGGCGCCCGGGTGCGGCCTGTCCTACATCGTGCTGTGGATCGAAGAGGCCGCGGACGTGTTCGAGGTCATCGACATGGACAAGTTCAACCGGCTGATGAAGGCGCTGCGGTCGGGCGGCGGCGGCGTGGTCTACAGCCTCCAGCGGGCCGACTCCAGCCAGCTCCCCACGCTGACCAAGGGCCAGGCCGGGAACATGTGCTTCGGCGTGGCCAACTCCCATGACGCGGGCTGGGGCCTGTCGGAGGCCCAGCAGGACGCCGGCGCCTCCCCGGAGCTGTGGGAGAACCGCCAGCCCGGCATGGCCTACCTGGGCGCCCCGACGATCCCGCGGGCGCGGATCGCGATGCCGCTGCGCGCGTACGACTGGGGCCGCACCGACGCCGAGCGCAACCGCACCATGCGCCAGCACGCCGAAGCCTGGCCCGCCTCGGCCCGCGTCCCCGACCCCATCACCGCGACGATCTGCGCGCCCTCGACGGGCCCCGCCGGCGGCCCCGACGGCGCCGAGGCGGAGGAGGACGTGTCCGGCGTGGTGGAGGAGTACCTCGAAAGCGACGACCCCGACCCGGAGGTGCAGGGCGACATCGACGACGAGATCCCCGACCTGCCCGAGGGCGACCCGCCGTGGACGTTCGCCGGGCCCGCCCGGCGAATGAGCGCCGAAGAACGCGGCCAGGCGCTCCTGGGCCGTCTCCAGGAGTTGTGGGACGGCGGCGCGCGGGACTTCTCCACCGGGGACTTCAAGCCGCTGTGGGAGAGCACCGACATGTCGCGGTCGTGGGTACAGAAGACCCTCAAGAAGCTGGTGGCCGCAGGCGTGCTAGCCGGGTACGACGAGGACCGGCAGCGGTACCTGATGCCCGACCGTCCCAAGGTCGACTGACCGCCTGTGGCACCGTGGCACCCGCAGGCGGGGGTCTGGGGGAGGGATTACAGGTGAAAGGGGTGCCACCATCCGTGGCACCCCTGCGTGGCACCCTCCGTGGCAGGGAGGCGGCGGCCCTCCGTGGCACCGCGGCAGGAAGATCAACTTCTGGTGGATCGCGCGATCCACGCGCGCAGCCGTACGCGCGGGCGGGTTGCGAACAGCCCGCCGAATATTCCTTGATCTATTCCACCGGTAGGACGACCGCGTGGAAGCGCGGCGGCGCACCCCGACACCCGGCGAGGGAGAGGTGTACGCCGCCGCACGCCAGACCCGCCCGGCCGCCCCTCCCACGGCGAGGCCGGGCGGGAGCCTCTACCGGGCCCGGCCCAGCAGCAGCTGTTGCCACAGCGCCGCGGCGTCCCGGTGCCGCAGATGATCGGTCTCGACGATCTCCGGCTGCTGATCTGCCACGTTGCGCTTCTTCACCCGGCGGATCCATGCCCGGCCGGCCCCAACGACGAGGACGTACACGGTCAGCCGGCACTGGCATGTCCAGCGCTGCTCTCGCGGCCGGTCGACATGCGGGGCCGCCTTGTACCAGGTGATGCGCTGCCCCGGCTCGCCCGGCAGTTCCTCCACGTGCGGGCCGTGGCCTGCGTGCCCCTGGGAGGCGCCGAGCATACCCTCGATGTGGCTCACGACCACGCCCGCTTCAGAGCCTCGCTGATCCGGATTACCAGGGCGTCGAGGCGGATCGCCTCCCAATTCTCTCCGCACGCCTCGCGCCTGCTGGCGATGTGGGTCGCGCGCAGCAGGCCGTCCTCATCCTGCCGCAGGTCTTCGAACTCGGCGAGCCCGTGCTCGGCCGCGGCGTTCACTGCTCACCGGCCAGGGCCGCACGGGACTCCTGCTCGGCGATCACCCGGGCAAGGCCCACCACGTCGTCGGCGTCGACCATGGGCTCGACGCCGAACTTCCACTTCGAGGCCGGGAACGGCGGTACTCGTTTCGCCCACAGGCGCCCGGTGTCGCTGCGGAAGACGCGCCATGTGGGCGCGGTGTCTCCGGGGGCGGTCGTAGGGTGTGGCATGGATCGGACCTCCATCCGATCAAGGCCCTGTCGTAGCGCTTACCTCGCTGCGGCGGGGCCGCCTCATCCGTCGAGTTGGACCGTAAAACCGCGACGGCGCCACGGTGAAGCATGATGCGCCAAGGTGCGTGGCGGGTTGGTGCCGGATCGCACTGGAGCATCTCCGCGCATCTTCTAAGGCTCGGGGTCGGGGAGCTCGGCCAGAACGCGGGTGATGACGGCGCGGGCCTCGGCGCCGTACCGGGCGGCGTCGGCGAGCCGCGCGAAGGTATCCAGGTAGGCGCGGACGTCGGTCTCCTCGGTGAGCGTGAGCGCGGCCGTCACCGTCTCGACGGAGACATGCCGGTCATCGAAGATCCAAAAACCGTGGATCGGTGCCGCGGGATACGGGACGTCGAACGGGATCACGCCGACGCGGATGGTGCGCATGGTGGAGGCGACGGCGAGCCGTTCGAGCTGGGCCGTCATGACCTCGACGGGGCACAGCCGGAATCTGAGGACCGACTCGGCGAGCACGAAGTGAAACCGCTTGCCCGTCGCGTACAGGACCTGTTGCCGCTGCATGCGCGCTGCGACAGCCTCGTCGAGGTCGTCGGGGGCCGCGTGCGCTGAGATCCCTTCGGCCAGGCGGAAGCGCGCGTACTCGGGGGTCTGCAGGAGGCCCGGCACGAAGCACGTCTCGAAGTTGCGCACGATGAGGCTCTCGGCTTCGAACTCGGCGAAGGTCCGCTGGCGAGCGGATGCGCCCGAGCGGAACATGCGCCGGTACTGGACGTATCGGCCTTCCAGGGAGCGCAGGGCCGCGATGAGCTCGGGGGCGCGTTCGGGCGCGCCGCAGGCGGCCGCCCATGCCTCCAGGTCGGCATCCGACGGGGTCTGCTTGCCGCCCTCGATCTTGCTGATCTTTGTCGGGTGCCAGCCGTGGGACTCCGCGAGCTGGCGGCCGGTCAGGCGGGCGTCCCGGCGCAACTCGCGGAGCCGCGACCCTAGTTCTTCACGGGCCTTCTGGAAGCTCGACACGGCCTCGGTACTCATTCCAGGGCACGGCGTAGTGCCGTGCCACGTCCCGGTAGTAACAGTGCTTGACCACCGTGGTGGGGTCGGTGGTGTAGTCGGCGCCGAGCAGGACATCGTCGTCGCCGAACCGCAAAATCAGAAGCGATGCGGAGTCGATCAGCCAGAAGTCGTGATCGGGCAGGTCGAGGCCAGCCGCCTGCCCGCGCGGCAGGTACCGGATGTCCTCGCCGGCCTGAACGTTCTGCGCGGCCACGGCGAGCCCGAACCGGGTGTAGTCGCTGTGCGGCTCGCTCACCACGCGCACCCGCTCCATGCGCTGGCCATGCGCCGTCCGGGCGCCGATCTGCGTAACCCAGCCGGCGAGCATGTCGTGGTCCACGTGGCCGGTCCGGAGGAACTCGCCGACCGCGCCGGCCTCAGACGGCTCGTTGTACCGGTCGCGCGTCTCCAGCCGGAAGGCGGTGTGCTGGAACGACAGGACCAGGTTGGTGAACTCCGGGCGGACGACGAACCGGCTACTCACCGCGGGCGAAGCCGAGCAGGTTCGCCGGGATCTCGACGACGAGCTCGTCGTCGCGGAGGTCCACCACGCCGGCGAGCGCCTCGGGGTCATGGATCTTCTTTCCTTGGACGACGTACGTTCCGCGGTCGGTGGCGTACAGCGCAGGGCAGCCGTCGGCGCCGCTGGAGGTACCGAGCAGAGTGAGCCTCATTGTGTGCCTCTCGTCTGGGAATCGTCCAGCATGATGCTCCGACGTGCCTGAGGTGGCGTCAAGGTGCTCAACAGGGGCAGGCCACAAAGAAGTAACGCTCCCGCCCACCCTCCGAAGAGGGCGAGCGGGGGCATTCACATGCGGGGAGACAGGCCTAAACGGCCTGGTCAGGACATGTGTGATCAAGACGAATATTATTTCCCTTGATCACACATGGATGGTCAGGCGGCGAGGCCGTAGGCACTCTTCGGTCTGCTGGTCTGCCGGATGAACACCGACACCGCCAGGCCGATGAATGTCATCAGCGTGGCGGTCTTCTCCGGGGTGACTTCCCATCCGAACGTGACCGCGAGGGAGACACCGGCCTGGACAAGGCCGAGAATCGCGGCCTTGATGGATCCGCCGTTGTCGGTGGCCTTGGTGGTGAACGCGACCCAGATGCCGGCGGCAGCGAGCACGACGGCGTTGATGCCTGCGACCTGGGCGTCGGCCAAGGGCAACCAGAACGCGGCGATGAGCTGGACAGCGGAAGCGACGAGGCCGGCCCAAAGTGCGGGCTCGCCGGTGAGTTCGTTGTTGGGCATGGTTCCTCCGTGGAGGACGGGGCCGCCGCTCGGCGGCCGGGACTCGGGGGGCTCCACCGCCTCGGCGGCGTGGAGCGCGCGGCGCAGCGCAGGGAGCTGCGCGCCGGAGATGAGCGGATCCACTCAGGCCAGGCGGAGCAGCTTGGCCCAGGTCTTCGGGCCGACGACCGCGTCCGGGGCGAGGTGCTCGGCGACCTGGAAGTTCCTCACCTCGGCCTTCAGCTCCTCGTCGTAGACCTTGGACAGCAGGTCCGCGGGTGGGTAGCCGCGGGCGCCCAGCAGCGCGCGCACGGTCTTGACGTCCCAGCTCTCGACGCCGGGGCGCAGGGTGGGCAGGTCCTTCATGAGTTCCTCCGTCCACGACGCGGCCGCGGCGGCCGGCATCTGGTCAGCGCCCTGTACGAGCGCCATGAACTGCGTCCAGGGGAAGCCGTACCCGGGGTCGGAGTGGTCGGTCTGGCCGAACGCCCTGGAGACGTCGACGTGTCCGCAGATGCCATGCCGCCCGGCGCGCAGGTCGGCGACCGTCAGGCGGCGAAGCGGGACATCCCAGCGCGCGGCCACCCGGCGCACTAGATCCGCGGCGAGGCGGAGCATCTCCTGGTGGTCGGCGTCCTCCCAGCGCGACGCCGGCCCCCTCTGCGGGTCGCACAGCTCGATGCCGATCGAGCCGGTGTTCGGCGGCGCGTGGTAGGCGACGACGTCCTCCTTGAGGCAGCACACGATCTCGCCGGGGTCGACGACGTAGTGCGCGCTGCCGCCCGCTCCGCGGCTCTGGAAGTAGCGGGCCACCGAGGTCGCGCCGCCGCGCACGCATGGGGAGACCGTGGCGTGGATGACGATCCGCGACACCGAGGTCTGGGTACCACCGTGCTTGCCGGCCTGGACGTATTTCACTGGGCGTCCTCCTTGCCTCGGCGCCGCTCGGCGCGTTTGCCCTTGGCCAGCAGGCGCAGCCTGTCGCCGAGGATCCAGGCGATCGCGGCGAAGGTGAGCGTTCTGGCCCACTCCCGGGGGCCTGCGGGGGTGGGTGTCCACGCGGTCCCGCCGGCGACCAGCAGGACCGTCCACAGGGTCATCGCCGCGGCGACCACGCCCATGAAGGTGAACAGGTGGCGGCCTTCGTCGCTGGTCCACCAGCGGAAGAACAGTCCGTAGAACACTGCGCAGGTGAGCGCCTCGGTCGTGGCCAGGACGACCAGGACGCTACCCAGCTGATGGATCACCAGGGGTTCCTCTCAAGGCGTTGGCGAAAATCTCGGCGAACCCGTTGCGTTCGCGGACCCGGCGCAGCGAGGAGGCGATCTGCTCGACCTCCGGCCGCCGGGCCCGGGCCAGCTCCAGCTGCCGCTCGGCCTGGCGGCGCGCGGCGCGCGCGGCCGCCAGGCGCTGAGACTCGTCGGCGGTGATCTGCGGGTCGGGCGCGGGGTCCGGCGCGGGCCGGCGTCTACGGGGCCACCACATCGCGGGCCTCTCCGGGGGGTACGGGGGCGATGGACCGCAGGATCGCGACCGTGGTGCGGCTGGACTCCATCAGCTCGCCGATCTGCACGTCCTGCTCATGCCGCGCCTTCTCGGAGGCCAGCCACGCCGCCTTGTACTCGGCGGCCTCGGCGGCCTTCTGCTCGGCGTACTCCTTGGCGGCCTTGACGCGCTGCTCGGCGGAGTCGGTGAGCGCATCGACCGTGGACCTCGGGACCAGTCGGCCGACGTAGACCAGTCGGAAGCCGTACACGACGGTTCCGACCAGCGCGGCGAAGACGCTGCCGAGCACACCTGCCTGTGCCGCCGTGATCGACAGCAGTTCCACTCGGGCCTCCGGTCTCGGGATGGGTGGGGTGCCGCCCGTGCCCGAGCCGTCACGGGCGGCACGTCAGGGGTAGGGGAAGGAGTGCCGCCCGCCGCAGGTGAGGCCACGGGCGGCACGATCGGGTGTCCGGATCCGGACAGCGGGTCAACCGGGCGGCCGGGCGGAGCGACTCATGGTCATTCCCCGCCGCTTGGAGAGCGCATGTCGTATCCGGACCCGAATCAGCAGTACGGACAGCAGCCGTATGGGCAGCAGTCGTACGGCGGGCAGCAGTCGTACGGGCAGCAGCCGCCGCAGTACGACGCCGCGGCCTACGGGCAGTACCCGCCGCAGGGCTATCCGGGCCAGCCGGGGCCCTACGGCTACTACGCCCCGCAACCGCGGCGCACGAACGGCCTGGCCATCGCTGCCGTCGTTCTGGGGGTCACGGCGGTGTGCTGCGGTATCACGTCCATACTCGCCGTGGTGTTCGGTCATGTCGCCCTCGGCCAGATCGCGCGAGACGGAACCGACGGGCGTGGGATGGCGCTGGCCGGGGCGATTCTGGGGTGGGTCGGCGTCGGCGTGTGGGTGCTGTACTGGGTGCTGGTGTGGACGGGGGTTCTCACCGGGGCGTGGGATCCGAGGAATGGACCTAGCTGGTGAGCTGGTGGATGGACCCGTCGGCCTCGCGGACGAAGAAGTGCCCCGCCTTGGCGTACAGGACGACGCCGCTGGCAGGGGCGGGCGGGTCTGAGGCCATGTTGGGCAGGATCAGCCCCTGGGAGGCGCTGGTGTAGGCGACCCGGGACTGGCCGGCGGTCTGGGCGGCGGTGCGGGAGGCGCGCAGGTCGCGCACCTCGTCGGTGAAGTCGCGCGGGTAGTTCGGGGTGCCGGCCATCACGCCTCCTCGAAGATGAGCTCGGCGGCTTCCTCGCCGTCGTCGGAGGTGGGCGTCTTCAGGTCCATGCCGACGATCCGCCAGGACTTGCTGAACGTCGGTCCCTGGTCGCCGAGTGGGAAGTAGTCGTTGACGAGCGTGAAGCGCGCGGTGTCGCCCAGGTAGTTGGGGTCGATGGAGAACGCGTCGTCGAAGTGCACGACGATCCGCGGCACCGACACCGCGCCAGAGCGGGTGGCGGCGAGCTGCTGGGCGTAGGCGTTGAGCGTGGCGACGTCCTTCACCGAGGAGTAGTCCTCGGTGCGGTCCAGCAGCGGCCACCCCGCGCCGAGCCTGGCGGCGTCCTCATAGACCTGCGACATCAGCGGCTGGCTGGTGGCGGACAGGTCGGTTTGGATGGTGTCGCCGCGGGCCTGCCAGGCGGTGGCGGCCTGGGTGGCGTCGCTGGGGTAGGACCAGGCTTTGATCTTCCCCGGTTGGGTGATGTCGCGGGTGACGCCGGGCGTGCCGAGGGTGGTGGCCCACACCCAGGAGCGGGTGCGCTGCCCGGTGGTCGGGTCGACGGCGACGCGAATCATGTACTCGAAGCCGCCTGCCACGTTGGCCAGCTGCTCCAGGCGCTCGCCGTAGGAGGCGTTCTCCGAGGCCAGGTAGGTGCGGTCACGCAGCACCCCGCTGGTCCCGGACGCCAGCACCAGCCCGATGTTGCCTTCGGGGCGGGCGGACATGTGGGTGAGCAGCGCCCGGGCGATGGCGATCTGGTCCTGCCCGGTGTAGGTGAGGTCGCTTCTGATCTTGCGCCGGTAGGCGTAGGACTCCAAGGAGGAGCCTTGCAGCTGCAGGGTCTGGTTGCTGGCCTCGTCCATGGCGGGTTCGGCGTACCAGATGACGTAGCTGCCCCAGATGTCGGCGCCGCGGTACAGGTGCACGACGGTCCGCCCGGCGACGATCGCCCGGCCCCGCTCGGCCTCGCGCGGGTTGGGCATCGGGTAGGTGGCGCGGAAGGCGCCCGGGACGATGATGCGGCGCTGGGCGGTGTCGACGGGCAGGTCGAGTTCGGTGAGGGTCTGGTCGGTGAGCAGGTCGGCGACCACGCAGTGGTAGACGGTCATAGCAGTGGGAGGCCCCAGCCGGTGAACGGGTAGGTGGTCAGGCGGGGTTTCACTTCGCAGAGCCCGACGCTCCAGTAGTGGTTGACGCTGCCGCCGCTGTACCCCTGGTGGGAGACCTGCCAGCTGATTCCCGACCCCGCGGTGTTGGTCCCGGCTTTGACGAAGGAGCCACCGCCGGCGCCGAGGGAGGTGAATTGGGTGTCTGTCCACAGGTTGGCGGGAGTGGCCAGGCTGGGTGAGGGCACGGTGGCGGTGCTGGAGCCCATCTGGTCGCCTCTGGGCCCGGTGAAGATGAACTGGCCCAGCATCATCGATCCGGTCGTGTTGGGCGTGAAAGTGCCCCCTTGTGCGGTCGAGGTGGTGGAGGTCGCGTTACTGAAGGTGTTGCCGAGGAACGGCGGCATTTCCGCGCCGCTCAGCACGAACAGGGTGCCGGTTACGGCATAGGGGCTCAGTGTCCCGGTGGTCCAGTCCGGCACGGCGGTCAACGAGAAGCGGGGAAACAGGTACCACCATGCCCAATACGAGGCCGCGCTCCCGGCCTCCGCGCGCTCGCTGAGCAGAGCCCAAGGAGTCCCGCTGAAGTTCAACGGCTTCAGCTGCCCGACCGCGTCAGGCCCGAACGACAAAAAGCACTGCAGTGCCATGATCGCTACAGAGTTCGCGGGGATGGTGACGGCCGACGGGGCGCTCTGAGGGTTTCGACTTGACGTGCTGCGCAGCTTGGTCTGCGAGACAAGCGCTATGGCCATTGGATGCTCCCCTGCTCAGACGATGACCTGGACCACCAGATCGGCACCCGCGATCGTTGACCCGACTTGGTCGATGTCGATGGTCAGATAGCCACCGTCAGGCCAGGCGGTGACGTTCATGTTGGTGACTTTGCCCGAGGTGTTGGAGCTGGCGGCGATGGCGGGCCGGTTCGCCTGTGTGGTGAATATCGTGGTTCCGCCCAGGTTCACATCGACCAGGATCGAGGCCCCGGTTGGCGCCGTTCCTACCGACGCTCGAACGCCCTTGATGACCAGCGGCTGACCCGAGTCGTTGTAGAACCTCGCCGTCCCGGTGCCCGTGGCGATCGTCCCGGCCAGCGTGAAGGTCGGCGTCCCCAGACCGCCACCGCCGCCTGAGCTGCGCCATGCCCCTGACCAGTACTGTTCCACGTTCCCGGTGTCCAGGCGGGTCACCTCAAGCCCCGGGATCGCGGGCAGCGCGTCCCGCTCGGTGGAGGAGTTCACCGGCACCCGCAGCGGGGTTGCCATCCACTGGCGTTTGTCGGTGCGCGCCGAGGCGAAGGTGATGCTGGAGGCCCCAGACGGGACGGTCACCTCCCACAGCAGCAGCGAGGAGGCCGGCATCGTGGTGGCGGCGCCGGTGGAGGTGTTGCCTTTCAGCACCAGGACCTGGGCGTCGGTGAACCCCGAGGCGTCGTAGACGTTGTCGCGGACCTGGAGGATGACACGGTCGGTGCGGGCCACCGACGGCTCCCCGGCCGAGAAGGTCAAGGTCACGTTGGCGTCCACCACCACCAGGACCTGCCCCTGCAACGCGTTGCTGGTGCCGTCGATCACCGCCACGAAGGGGGTGACATTGGCCTGCAGCGCGGCCGCGCTCACCAGGTCGGCCGCGCCCGGGTAGTAGTACAGCCCGGGCCGCCGCTCCAGCACGCTCGCGCCGGGTGCCATGAACGCCCCCAGCGCCAGCCGGTGGTCCTGAATGGAGGTGACGCCGGAGGCGAGCGCCAGGGTACGGATCGTCACGGACGCCTCCCAGAGGTGTTGAGGATCATCACAGGTAGGCCGATCGCCAGGTCACCTGGACCTGCGCGCCGACGCCGAGCGCCGCCCCGAACAGGGTCAGGTTGTTGGGGCCGGGGGCGAGCTCGAAGTACTCCACCGGGACGCTGGTGCCGGTGCGTTTGTACAGCCGGTCGGTAGTGCCGTTCAGCAGCACCGTGCCGGCGTCGGTGTCGACCGTGAGCGTCTGCCCGGCGGGCAGGTCCAGGTCGAACTCCAGCGACCTGCCCAGCGTGCTGTTGACCATCCGCGGGGTGGTGATCGGCCCGGTGAACACCAGGACCGGGTTGGTGGCCTCGTTGCCAGTGTTGACGCAGGTGGCGGTGGCCGGCCCGGCCGGGGTGCCGTAGGACAGCGGGTAGGTGAGCGGGTAGGTCAGCCCGCCCGACCCGCCGGTGGGCGCGCCGATCGTCGCCGACTGCTCGGCGAGCTCGTACAGCCGCGGGTCGGCGCAGCGCCACTGCAGCGGCACGGCCAGCGCGACGCCTGCGGCGAACAGCTGGTCGACCGACAGCAGACGATTGGCGAACTTCCCGAACGCCACCAGGGTCTGTCCCAGGGCGCGGATGGCCAGCGGCGCCTCGGTGGCGTCCCTGGCCACGCCGGTGGCGGCGCGCAGCGCGTGCACCGCATCCCCCATCGCCGACCGCTCGGCGACGATCCGCACGATCGCGGTCACCGTGCGGGCCTGCGCGCGCGGCCGTCCCGCCCACGAGCCGTGCCGGGACGGCCGCGGCACCGACCGGTCCACCAGCGGCGGGCTGTCCAGCCACCCGTCCAGCTGCACGACGGTGTAGGGGGTGCCGGTGCCGATCAGGAAACCGTCCCAGTCGATGTCCCAGTCGCCTGCGATCAGTTCGCCCGCCATCAGTACCCCCGCGCGATGGAGAGCAGGTAGAACTGCTCGGCGATGTCCCGGGGGTCCTGGGCGGGGCTGGCGTAGTACCGCTCGATGGTGACACCTCCCCGGACCGGGACCGCCGTCTCCGCGCCGCGGGGCGCCGCCGCAGGCGCGGGCATGGGCATCATCGACAGCGCGCCCTGCGGCTTGAGGAACACCCCGCCGAAGTCGTCGGCGATCTGCGAGACGAGGGACTCGGCCCTGTCCCGGTAGGCCAGATCATACGGAACGAAAGCTTCGTCACCTCTGCCCTCCCCGTACAGGATCGTGGGCCGGGAGGCGATCATCGGGGCGGCCGGGCGGCGTATCCCACCGGCGGCGTACCGGTCGATGCCGCCGATCTCGCGGTTGGCCGGGTGGTTGCGCATCTCCTCCCGCTCGCGGATCAGCTCATCCAGCGCCCCGAACTCGATCTTGACGATGCGAATCCGGCCCAGATCCAGGCCCCTGTCGACCTGGAGGCCGAGTTCCCACGCCGCGGCGTACACATCGGTGCGCCTGTCCAGCATGGTCTGGCGCAGCTGGTCGGCCACGCCCTGGCCGTGGGTCCTGGCCACCTCCCTGAGCACCCGCAGCGTCTCATCCAGGTTGCCGGCGAACTGGTTACCGGCCTCCTTGCCGCGCGAGCCCATCAGCCCGACGAACTGGCGCAGCTGCCCGTCGGTCATGTTCGCCATCTGCTCGACCAGGCCGGCGCCGCGCGGGCCGAGCGTCCGCAGCTGCTCCATGATCTCGTCGGGCACCCGCCCGCCCAGCGTGATCATGTTTGCGGCCCACCGCTCCTGGGCCCCCACCTGCTCGGCCAGCGACGCCAGCAGCGCCTGAGTGGTCACACCCGAATCGCCGCGCAGATCCGCCCACGCCTGACGGACCGCTTCGCCGGCGGCGATCGCCTCCCGGGCGGCGTCCTGGCGGGTCTGGCGGACCCGGTCCTCGGCCTCGGCGACCTCGCGCGCGCTGTCCTTGGCGGCTTTTGCGACCTCGGCCTGCGCGGCGGCGATCTCCCGCGCCGAGTCGCGGGCCGCGGTAGCCGCCTCGCGTGTGGCCGCGGCGACGTCGTCCTGGGCGCGCTGGACGTCGGCGGCGTTCTGCCGGCGGGTCTGGTCCAGCTCGGCCTCGGCGCGAGCCAGGGCACGCTCGGATTCCTCCCGGTCGCGGTCGGCCCGCGCCCGGGTGTCGGCCAGCGCACGCTCGGCATCGGCGATGGTGCGGGCGTTTTCGGCGCGCTGGGCGGCCAGCGCCGCCTCGGCCTCCTGCTCGGCCTGCTGGGCCTCGGCGATACGGCCCTTGGCCGCGACGACCTCGGCGCTGCCCTCGATGCCATCCCGGTTGGCCTGCTCGATCTCGGCGGCGAGTTCGGTGTTGCGTTTCTGCACCCGGCGTAGGCCCTGCTCGGCCCGCTCCAGGGAGTTCTCCGCCTCGCGCAGATCCAGATCCGAGACCTCGATGTCCCCGGCCTTGCGCCGAGCCAGCAGCTCATCGCGGCGCTCCAGGGCCCGCGCCAGGGCGATCTGCGCCGACTCCTCATCGGTCGCGCCTTCGGCCTGGGCGTCAGACAGCTCTTCCACCCGGCGGCGCGCGCTGGCGTAGGCGGCCTCCAGATCCTTGACCGCCTCGACCGTGCGGGCGTGGCTGTCCTGTACCCGCCGGCTGGCGGCGACTTCGCGGGCAGCCGCTTCGGCCTGGGTGTCGGCGACCCGGCGTGCCGAGTCTTCGATGGAGCGGGCCGAGTCGGCGGCGACCTCATCGGCGCGGCGCCGCGCCTCCTCGACCCCCTCCCGGGCGGCCTGCTCGCGCTGGGCGCTCTGCTCGACCGCCGCGGCGAGGGCCTCCTCGGCCGCGCGGATCCGGGCCTGGGAGCGTTCGGCCTGCTCGGCGGCCCGCTCACGGGCGGCGCTCTCGCGAGCCTGCGCGGCGGTGACCCGCTCGGCGGCCTGCTCGTGCGCCAGGGCCAGATCGGCCTGCGCCCGGCGGATCTTGTCGGCTCCACTCCGCTGGACCTCGGCCAGCCGCTGGGACGCCTCGACGAGCTTCTCCTGGGCGGCCGCCTTGGCCTTGGCCTGCTCGACCGCCTGGCCGATGTCGATGAAGCTGGTGTAGGCCTGCGCCCAGGCCTCCCGCGTCGCCTGGGCGGCAGCCTCCTGAATCGTGGTGGCCTCCCGGGCCGCGTCGGCCGCGCTGCGCGTAGCGGCGCCCAGGCCCCGCACGTCCCTGCTGGACTCGGCCGCAGCCATGCCCGCAAATGCCACTACGGCCCCGGCCGGGGCCATCGCGGCGACGAAGGCGGCCGCGGCCTTGGCGTTGTCGTGCAGCCAGTCGGCGAACTTCGTCAGCTCGCCGATGGCCCGGCCGGCCCAGTCCACCAGCGTGGCCAGCCCGACCATCATGCGCTTGACGACCTGCGGGTTCTCCTCGACGGCGTCGGTGATCGCGGTGATCGCGTTCGCGAAGTGGCCCATGATCTCCGGCATCGCGGGGCCCAGCTCGCGCAGCACCGCCGAGAAGGCGCGCTGGATGCCGTCCAGGGCCGGTGTCAGCTGCTCCAGGCTGGCCCCGGCCTGGTCGACGAAGTTCTCCACGTCGGGGGCCAGGGCCTCAAGGTTGCGGCGTACCGCCGGTGACAGCGACGACAGTTCCCGCTCGGCCACCTGGACGATCTTGACCCAGACCTGCTCGAACGGCTCGCCCATCCGCGCGGCCTCTGCCTTGGCGTACGCCTGCAGCTTGCCGAGCGCTTCCTGCGCCTTGTCGCTGCCCTTGGCCGCCGCCAGCCCCAGGGCGGCCAGCGCGCCACCCAGGACCACGGTGATGCCGTTGGCGGCCACGAGCGCCGCGCCGGGCAGCGCGCCGAGCGCCACCGCGACCGCGGCCGGGCCGCCGCGCGTGGCGGTCGCTCCCAGCTCGGTCAGCGCCTGCCCGATCCCGCTGATCGCCGACTGGGCCGCCCGGCCACCGTCCACGTCCACCCGGATCCGGGAGACCCTCCCGTCGACCTTGCGCGCCTCCCGCTCCACGCGCTCCAGGCCGGCGATCGCGCGCTCGACGTCGACGCCGACCAGCACCTCGGGATGCTGATCCGCCAGGACCATCAACTCCCGGCGGACCTGGGCGATCTTCTCCTGGGCGTCGCGCGCGCTGATGTCGATGCCCAGCCGCATGCCCGACAGCTCCCGCAGCCGGCCGGTGAGCTCGGCGAGCTGCCGCTCAGGCTGGGACAGGTCGGCCTCGACGTCGAGCTTGGGCAGCCGCCGGGTGGCCTCCTCCAGCAGCCGGCGCGTGCGCGCCGCCGAGCTGCCGATCGCGTCCATCTGGGCGGCGCTGCGCTTGAGCTGGGCCTCGTGGGCGCGCAACGCCTTCTCGCTGCGCTGGGCCGCGTCCTCTTGGCCCTTGAGGGCCTTGCTGTAGCTTTCGGCGCGCTGCCCGGTCTGCTGCAGGGCCCGCTCGGCGCGCTGGGCCGCGTCCTCCTGGCCGCGCAGCGCCCGCTCGAACCTGGCGGACCGCTGCTCGGCGGCCTGGAAGCCTCGTTCGAGCTGGGAGACGTCCGCGCTGACGCTGAGGCGTAGGTCACGGAACTTGGTCGCGGCCACCGGTCACCTCCCGGTTGCGGACCAAGACGGCGCGTACGCCGCCGCCGTCCTCGCTGGTGATGCTCTGCTGGGTGCTGTCGAGCAGCTCACACCCGCGGCAGTGCTCCTTGTCAGGGATGTAGGCGTGCCGGTGCCCGCCTCGGGACGTATCCCACTCCTCCGGCCGCGTCCCGCAGCGGGGGCAGGTGCGTCGCTGGCGCAGGTACTGGTGGATCGCCTTGTCACGGTCGTCGGCGGAGCGCGACAGGAACTCCGAATGGAAGATCCGGTAGTGGTGGCAGACCGCCAGCTCGATCGCTAGCTGCGGGTCTGCATCCAGTCTTTTGGGAGCGTGGCGACCGGGAGCCGGGCATTGACCCGAATCGCCTCGGTGTACAGGTCGGCCCGCTCGACGTCGGAGACGTTGCCGGCGAGGAACTGCTCCCAGTCGGCCGCGCTCATCTCGCCCTCGGCGCAGGCCAAGAAACACGCCTCGGGGAAGGTGGCGACGTTCCAGGCCTTGTCCTCGGTGCCCTCGCGCGCCGGGTGCTCGGCGATCAGCGTCTCGAAGTCGCGGGGGCGCATGGCGCGCAGCACGATGTGCTCATAGCACGCTTCCAGTTCCTCCTCGGCCTGGTCGAGCTCCTCGCGGGCCGCGGTGAGCGCACCCTGGTCAGCCTCGTCGCCCTGGGCCTGCAGGAGGTGCAGCACCCTGCGCGCATCCTCCAGGCGCCTGCGCTGCTCGGTGTCGTCCTCGACGCGCAGCGTGTAGGTGGTCGACGGCCGCGGCCGGGCCAGCAGCCGGTCGCGCTGGCTCACGGAATCACCACGTTCTCGGCGGGCTCTGCGGTGATCGCGTACTGGATCGGCAGACGGGCGGGCTCGGCGCCGATCTGGCGCTGCTTGCCGACCGACAGCACCTTCACCGGAAACACGTCCATCAGCCGCCCGGTCACGTCCCCGCCGTCCAGCCAGACGATGTTCCCGGCGGTGCCGCGGGCCATCAAGGCGCGCACGTCCACGCCGTCCTCACCGGCGTAGTAGGTGATGCTGCTCTCGTCGGCGGAGGTCAGACCGGGGATGTTGCCGACGAAAGTGGTCTTGAGGTTGGGGGTGTCGACCTTCTGCCCGCTCACCAGCCAGCCGCTGATGTCGGCGATGTCTTCCGAGAGGTCCTTGCCGAGGTTCAGCTCGGTGCGGGTCGGCGCGAGGATGTTGGAGATGCTGACGACCCAGTAGCACTTGGTGACACCGGGCCGGATGAAACGCTTGGCCGGGGTGATCGGCGTGGCGGCCATTACTCGTCCTCCTTGGTGGTGCGCCGACGCCTCGGCGGCTCGTCCGGCGAAACAGAAGCCCCGGCGTCTGCCGGGGCCGGGGCGGTGGGCTGTTCGGATTGCGGTGGGACGTCCGGGGTGGGTTCCGGCTCGGGCGGGGGCGGCGGGTCGGTCTGCTCCCACCCCGACATCTGCAGCACGGGCAGCGCCGAGGCGGGCTGCTCGACCGGCGGGTTGCCGGGCAGCTTGGGGTGCTTGATCCACACGGTGTCCACGGACGCCTCCTACGAGCTCGCGCCGATAGCGCCCTCTGCCAGCACGTCCATGTGCTGAAGCAGATATGCGACGAGCGCCATCAATCGCTCTGGACTGTCGTTCAAAAGACCCAGCGCTAAGTTGCAGGCAGCGCAGAGCAGGCCCCGGATCTCTCCGGTCTGGTGGTCGTGATCGACAGCGAAGACGTCGTATCTTCGATCCCCGCTGCTGGTACCACCGCAGCCAGCGCACTTGCCGCCTTGATCCGCCAGCATCGCGCCGTAGTCCTCGATGCTGATTCCGTACATCCGGCGCAGTCGGCTCCGGCGGCGAATGGCGGCTTGGCGCTCAGGGTTGGCCGCGCGCCACGCCTTGTTCCTGGCGTGCACGCGCTCCTTGTTCGCCTTGTACTGGTTGCTGATTCTTGTTGACCAGCAGCTCTTACATTCAGCGCGTAATCCGAGCGTGCCGGTCTTCTCCGCGTAGTACTCCGCCAAAGGCAGATCCCGTTCGCACCGAGTGCAGATCTTGCCGATCGCGGTGATGACGATCTTTGATTTCACGTGGAGGCCCCGACGAGGTGGATGTCGTAGGTGACCGGGGTGCCGGCGCCGGCGTTGATGACGTTGAGCAGGTCACCGGTGCCCGCGGTGACGGCCACCCCGGTGGCGGAGGGGTCGAACCAGAAGAACATGCCGCCCGGGCGGATGCCGATGCCGTCGCCGGCCGCCAGGAACAGCGGGGCGCCGTTGGAGGCGGGCATGACCAAGTTGACGTTGTTGGTGTTTCCGGCCGCGGCGATGAGCACGATCGCCTTGATGCGGGCGAAGGTCAGGTTGCCGCCGAACGGGCCGGGCAGCGCGCCCGCCAGGTCCAGGGCGTCGGTGCCAGAGGCGGTGATGGTGCGCTGGTCGGACCACATCATGTCCGCCTGCCCGGCTCCCGCGCCCTGGGCCAGCGCCATCTGCTTTCTCACTTCGAGCGGGTTGGAGACCGTCGACAAGTCGAGCGGCGAGGTGACCTCGGCCAGCAGCTCGAAGTACGACGTCAGCCTGAAGGCCATGGCCTTGTCCTTTCAATCGTGATCATCGGAACCCGTGCCGGCGGGCAACCTCGTCCACGGCCTGGCCGATCTGCTCGTCGACCCGCTCGAAATGCGGGCGCGCCGCCGGCCACAGGAACGGCCGCGCCGCCTGGGACACCCACCGGTCGCGGTTGCCGAACACCGGATGCCGGAAGGTGCCGGGCTGGCCGGCGTTCTCATACGGGCGGGCGTGCGGCGCCTTGGTCTTGTTCACCACGATGGACACCCCGGGCCGGGTCTTGGACAGGCTCACCGACAGCCGGGTCGCGGCGGGGATCCGCCTGGACCAGGAGGCGCGCGCCCGCACCGCCGCCAGCGCGCTCTGCCCGATGGTCCGCAGCCGGGGCCGCAGTTCCTGGCGGATCGCCGGCGGCAGCTTGCCCAGGTCGCGGATGAACAGTCGCAGCTCTTGGCTGCCGGACCTGCTCACCGGGTGAACGCCTCGACGGCGACCAGGAACCGGACGGTGGCCTCGGCCCCGTTCTGGGTCTGCTGCTGGGTCAGCGACTCGGTGGCCAGCCGCGTGTACGTGACCGCCCCGTCGAGCCGAGGGTCGGCGGCGATGGCCGAGGCGATGGTGTCGACCAGGCCGTAGGCGCGGTCGCGCGAGGCCTTGGCGTCGGCGTCGCCGCGCAGGCTGGAGGCCAGGCAGGTGATGGTGTAGGACTCGCGGTCCGGCTCCAGCGCCAGCTGCTCCACAGCGCGGGTGGACTCCACCGCCGCCTCGCCCGGCTCGCCGGTGAAGGCGATGCACACGATGTCGCGGTCGCTGGACATCGGCTGCCCGTCGACCACCTGCACGCCGGGCAGCGCGGCCCGCACGAGGGCGACCAGGGCGTCGATGACCGCGGGGATGGTGGAGATCACGCGATTCCTCCTACTCGCTCGCCGAGCAGCTCCAGCGCCCGGCGGGGGATGGCGAACCCGAAGCGCGGGTCCCAGGTGTCATCGGCGCCGAACCGGGGCGCGACCTGGCCGCGCTGGGTCTCCCACAGGTGCTGCAGGATGATCAGCGCCGCCAGGCGCACGTTGGGCGGGATGGCGGGGCGGCCGGCCAGGTAGGTGACGATCAGCGGCCCGCACATCCGGCCGCCGTCCTTGCGTTGGATGACCCCGGTCGTCTCATCGACGTCCAGGTCGGCCAGCGCGGGCGGCACGTGCCCCGGCCACACCGCGGTGATCGAGGTGACCGACAGGATCGGGAAGTGGTTGAGCGCGATCCCGCGGCCGCCCTCGACCCGCTGGGTATGCACAGTGCGGGCCAGCGCGCCCGCGTACCGCTCGCACACCTCGGTCACCGCGCGGACGAACCCTTGGAGTTCCTCGTCCTGGTCACGTCCGGTGATGTTCAGCTGGGCCTTGGCCTCGCCCAGGGAGATGACCCCGGCCTCGGCCCACATGGCGGCCACATCGAAGGACTCTTCGTCCACCCCGGTCGGCGTGGTGGACACCCAGCGGGCGATGTGCCGGCCGGGCACGGTCGTGGCGAAGTCGTAGTGGTAGGCGCCCGCGCTGTCGCGCACCACCTGCGGCGCGGTGAACGGCCCCGCCGTGGTGCCGTCCGGCAGCAGCACCGTCAGCGTGATGGCCGCCGGGTCGACGAGCTGGTCGGCGAAGTCGCGGACCTCGGTGGTGAGCGTGACGACCGCTCCCACTCCGTGCGTGCTCACCTGTCGCCTCCTCGGAGCCGGGCCGCGGCCGCGGCGGTGGATGAGATACGCCCTGTCGACTGGTCGGTGCCGGTCAGCCGGGCCGAGCTGGGGGCCATGCCCTGCAGCAGTACCTGCACCGCATCGACCAGGCCCGCGGTGTCGCTCCAGGCGTGCCGCCGGTCCAGGGCCAGCAGGTCGGCGAGGCCGGCTGCATCGGTGACCGGCAGGCCGGTGGTGGTCAGCGCGACCGCCACGGTGTCGGACAGCCCCGCCTGGTCGTCCAGAGTCAGCGTCCGGGTCAGCGTCAGGACGGCGGCATCGACCAGGCCCGCGCCGTCGGTGGCGCTCTGGCCGAGCATGGCCGTGGTGGCCAGCCCGTCGGACAGTCCCGCCGGGTCGGTGACGGTGAACGCGCGCAGCACACCCGCGGCGAGGTCGTCGGCGAGCCCAGCGGTCTCGGTGACGACGAGCGTCCGGGTGAAAGCGACCGCATCCGACAGCCCGGCCGGGTCGTCAAGCTGCGGGGTCAGCGACCCGGCGGTGGCCAGCTGGTCGGTCAGGGCAGCGACGTCGCTGAAGGTGCGGACGTGCGTCTGCGCAGGGGCCGCGGCGTCGCCCAGACCCGCGCTGTCGTCGGCCAGCAGCGCGCGGGTCAGCGCCAGCGTGACCGCGTCGGCCAGCCCGGCCGGGTCGTCGGCCTGCGCCGCGCGCGCCAGCGTCGTCACCGTGGCGTCGGTGAGTCCGGCAGCGTCGGTGGCGGTGGTGGCGAACACCGCGCCGAGCAGCGCCGCATCAGCCGTGCCCGCCGAGTCGGTGACCGCCAGGGCGATCTGCCGGGCCAACACCAGGGTGTCGGTGAGCCCTGCGGGGTCGTCGGCGTTGACGTTCGGAGTCCCCGCGGTGGCAAGGCTGTCGGTGAGACCGCCCACGTCGTCGATGGCCCGGACGATCGTCGCCGCCGCGGTAGCGGCGTCGGTGAGTCCGGTGGCGTCGTCGGCTGTGACCATCCGGGTGATCTGCACGACGGCCTGATCGGCCAGCCCCGCGGAGTCGTCGCCGGGGACGGCGCGGGTGAGCGTCGTCGACAGGCTGTCGGCCAGACCGGCCGGGTCGTCGGCGGTGACCGGACGAGCCACCGCGAGGTCGGCCGCGTCGGTGAGTCCGGCGCCGTCGTCGACCTGGACCGGCCGCGTGGCCGCGAGCGTCACGGCGTCGGACAGGCTCGCGCCGTCGGTGGTGACGGTGGTGCGCGACAGCGCCAGGGTGTCGGTCAGCCCGACACTGTCGGTGGGGGTCTGGTTGTAGGTCGTCCCTGACGCCGAGCCGAGGACCTCGACGGCGACGATCGCGTACTTCTGCCCGGACGGCGCGCTCAGCCCGACCGTCTTCGCGCCCGCCGATCCGGCGTCCAACCAGTACGCGGCGTAGGCGGTATAGGCGGAGGAGTTGCGGAAGTACACCCGCTCCATGCCGTTGGCCAGCGTCGGGGTAACCGTGTTGACCGTCCGCCAGGTCCTGGAGGTGCCGTCGGCGGCGTTCCAGTCCCCGACGAACGCCACGATCGCCGAGTTCGCCCCGGTCGTGGTGATCCCGAGCGACGGGGCGCCCGTAGCGTTGGTCTTGGCCGAGATGCCGACCCCGCCAGAACCGGTGAACCGCAGCAGCGAGTAACCCCACCGGCCGGTCATGTTCGACGCGCTGACCGTGACGGTCATCGACTTGTCGGCGTCGACCACAGCCGTCCACAGGTAGGCGGTGGCGTTGGAGGCGACCACGACCGACTGCTGGAGCGTCCAGGTCAGCGACCCACCGGACACGCCGGTGAGGGTGGTGTTGGCGTCCTCCGACCCGGCCACGATGACCAGGACGTCGTTCGCGGTGACGCTGAAGGACGGCGAGGTCTCGCTGTTCTTGGCGGTGTCCCAGGAGGTGACCTCGACCTCGGCGGCGAAGGTGGGCGCGGCCACCGGGTCAGTCCGTTCCGGTTACACCAGCGATGTCGGACCACATGCTGTTGACGGTGAACTGGATGTCGGAGTCCAGCGACGCCGCGGTGATCGCCGCGTTGGAGGTCACCGCCCACGCGAACGACTCCACCCACTTGGCCGGCTGGCGCAGCACGTCAGCGGCCAGCGCCTGCCGCTTGGCGTACACCGCGTCCGACATCTGTGCCTTGGCCTCGCCGGCGATCTGCGTGGCCGCTGTCGCCATGGCCACCTTCAGCCGGAGCTGGAAGGTGGCATCCGCGGCGAGGTTGGCCTGGTCGATGTAGGCCACCGGGGGCCTCCTCTCAGATCAGGGCCGGTCAGGCGCCCAGGAACTTGTGGTTCCAGGTGGCCACGAGGATGTCGGAGGCGCCCTTGTTGATCGCAGAGAACACGACCCGCGAGATGCTGTTGGCCGCGCTGCTGGTGGCGTTGGTGGCGGCGTCGTTGACGATGACCAGCTCGGTCAGCGCCGTGTCGGTGGCCACCCCGGCGCCCCACGTCACCCGGTAGACCGCGTTCACACCGAGCCCGGCGCCCAGGTTGGCCACCTGCGGGCAGGAGGCGTCGAACACCAGGTTCGAGGCGGTCTTGTAGGTCACCAGCGCCGCGCCCGCGCCGGACTTCGCCGCCGCGGTGGTGCCGGTGCCCAGCTTCATGCCGGTCACCTTCGTGGCGTCGGCGGTGTTGGACGGCGACACCGCGGCGATGCCCCGCGTGGCGTAGTACAGGTCACCAGCGTCGGTGATCAGGTTCTTGGCGACGCGCTCCTCGATGAGCTCGCCCTCGCGGTTGTACAGGGACAGCGTGACGATCCCCGACAGGCCCGCCTCGCTCGTCTCCGGTCGGATGGTCATCACTGCTCCAGTCCGTTCGTGGTCGATCAGTACAGGACGGGGCCCGCCGCGCATCCCCGCGGGCGGCGGGCCACCGGGCTCGCGTCAGGACTTGCCGGAGGACTTGTCGTCGCCCTTGCCCTCGGCGCGCGAGGCGGTCTGCCGCCCGGCCGAGGCGGTGCGGCCCTTCGGGCCGCCCGGGGCCGGCGGCGCGTACGGCGTGGCCGCATTCGGGTCGGCGTCCTGGGTCTGCTCGTAGCCGTGCTTCTTCAGCTGCTCGTCGACCTCCGCGACGCGGTCGGTCTCCCCGCGGGCGACGTAGCCGGCGCGTTCGCGCTTCAGCGCGGCGATCATCTGCTCGTCGCGTGCCATCGCTTCCTCCTTACTCCGGGACGACCAGCAGGACGGCCCGGTAGGTCACGCTGGGCGTGGTGCCGGCCACCGTGCTGGTGACCCGCACGTAGTTCTTGGTGATGGTCGCCCCGGCCAGGGCGTTGCCTGCGGCGGTCAGCTGCGCCGTGGAGCTGCCGGGCACCGCGGTCCAGGAGGTGCCGTCGGCCGACTCCTCCAGCGAGCAGTTCAGCGTCGGTGACCCGGACGCCGCGGAGACGTGCACCATGAGCAGCACGTCCGCGGCGAGCCCGGCGTTGGCGGCCGGGCCGCTGGTGTAGGTGCCGGCGCCGCGGGCCGCAGAGGGCAGCACCGCGTCGCCGAACACCGGTCGAAGCCCCATGCCCGTCTCCTAGAAGACCGGGGCGATCATGCCGGTGCCGCCGACCTTCTGCATGGCGTTGGCGTACCGGCCGAAGGTATAGGCGAAGTAGGAGTACGCGACGAGCAGGACGCCGAGGCTCGCGGCGGCGGGCTGCTCGGCGCGGATGAACAAGGGCGCCGCCGGGTCCTCCCACAGGTGGCATTCGGTGTTGGGGACGACGTACAGCTCGTCCTCGGTGCCGCCACCCAGGGTCGTCGAGATGTTGTTGTCGACGATGACCTGCAGTCCGGACGGCAGCACGCCCCGCACCCCGGAGGCGTAGGAGGAGTTCGCGTTGGCCTGCCCGCCGGCCTGGACCGGGATGCCGGTCCAGTTGATGAGCGGCCAGGTGGCCGACATCTGCGAGGACAGCCAGTACCAACGGCGCGAGTGCATGACCGCGTGGCTAGGGGCGCCCATGGCGAGCAGCGCCGCCTCGACGCCCGCGGCCGCGCCCACGATCTTGGGGTACAGCTCGGCGCCGGTCGGGGTGCCGTCGGTGTAGGTGTTGGCCACCGCCACCGCGCTCAGCCCGGTCGTCACCTGGTTGATCAGCGTGGAGTCCAGGACGGTCGCGACCCGGTTGAACAGGTCCTGCATCGTGACGTCCTCGATGCCGGTGCCCCGGTCGATCGCCTGCCGGGAAACGGTCTGCTGCCCGGCCGCGGTCTGCACCGGCACCGTCAGCAGCGTGTCGTCCATGTTGGTCTCGGAGACCGCGCTGTTCTCCGAGGCCTGCAGCGCCGCCGAGCTGGCGGTGGTGACCCGGGAGATGTTCACGCTCATGCCGTGCTCGGGCAGCGGGTGCCGGTTGCAGATGTCGGCGAACGGCCGCAGCGCCGCGGTCGCCGGCGCGTACAGGTCGGTCAGGTACTGCGGCACCGTCAGCCCCGCCCACGCGCCGGTGCCGACGGCGCGGGTCAGGTACTCGGCCCGCTCGACGCGCTCCTCGGCCATGTGCCGGGCGAGGTTAGTCGCGGCCTCGACGTCCTGGAACATGAACTGCCGGCAGACGTCCATCAGGAAGGCCTTGCCGTAAGGATCGGTGTCCTTGCGGTAGGTCCGCTCCTCGGCGCCGATGCGCACCGTCCGGTCCCCGCCGGTGCGGCGGGTGTCCACGGGCTTGTGCTCGCGCTGCTTGGCCTCGTGGTCACGCTCCTCGGCCTTGACCTCGCGGGCGTTGTCCAGCTTGCGCTCGATGCCCTCGATGTCGGCCTTGGCCTGGTCGCGCTTGACGGTGAGCTCGGCGATCCGCTCGTCCTCCTCGGCGGTGAGGTTGGAACGGCCCTCCTGCTGCGCGGTGGAGAGGATCAGCTCCATCTCCTTGCGGTACTTGGCGCGCCGCTTGTGCGCGGCCTCCAGTTCGACCTCGATCGAGGCGATCAGGTCGTCGATTCCAGCCATGGTTGATTCGCCCTTCCGGCGGATGGGTCACAGGGTGGTGGGATGCGTGACGGCGCGAGTCCCGGGCGATCTGCCGGGCGTGCGGCGTCGCGCCTTCCGGGCGATCTGCCGGACGGCGTGCGGGATGGAACTGCGAGGCGGCCCGGGCGATCTGCCGGGCGCCCGCGGGGGGTGGCTAGTCGTCCTCGTCCTCGACGAGGAGCTGGGTGCGGATCATCGCGATCGACCGGCCCGTGGCCGCCGGCGCGCTCGGCGCGGCGGGCGCCGGGGCCGGTGCGGGGCGCGAGGGGGCGGCCAGGTCGGCGCGCTGGGACAGCAGGGTGTAGGCCTCGCGGGCGACCAGCGGCGGCAGGTTCGGGATCTCGGCCAGCAGCTCCCCGCTGCGGGCCGAGATGGAGGTGTGTGGGTTGGCGCCGTAGGTCACCGGCCCGACGTCGCCGCGGTCCAGATCGAAGGCGTCGATGCGGTACTCGGTGTAGTCCGGCGACCAGTGCCCTGAGGTGATGCGGAACATGAACGACTGCTCGCGCACGTCGTCGTCCTCGATCGCTTGCACCAGCAGCTGCACGTCGGATCGCTTGGGGTTCAGCCAGGCGCGCTGGCCCAGGCCGGTGTCGTCGGCCCACAGTTCCAGGCGGCCGTTCTTCGTCCCGGCCATCGGGGTGCCCGCGTGGTTGAAGCGGAAGACGACCTCGGGGCTGGCCTCCAGCGTCTTGTCGGCCGCGCCGACGCTGACGATCTCGGTGTACGGGCCGTACCAGTCGTACATCTCGTAGCCGCGCTCGAACGCGCTGGCGTACCCCTCGACCTCGAACCACTGCTGGCCGTCGCGCTCCACCTTCTTGGCGCGCAGATGCGAGGCGAACCGCACCTCCGGCGCCTCGGGCCGGTCACGGGGCAGGGTCATGGTGGCGGAGCGGGCGGCGGCCGCGCGCTCGGCCGCGGCGGCCGCGCGAAGCCCGGACAGGTCGGTCATAACGATCCTCCCGAAGGGGTCGCGGTGGTCGCGGCGGGCTGCTTGTTGGGCTGGCCGAACAGCCGGTCGAACTCGGCCAGCTGGGCCTCGGTGAACGGCGGGCGGTTCTCCAGCTCGCGCGCCTCGCTGGGCGCGAGCGTGCGGGACTCGATCTGCGTGCGCAGCACGGCCGCGCGCGTCTGCGGGTCCATCCGCAGCAGCGCGTCCGTGTTCAACTTCACGTACCGCGGCCGCGGAGTGAGCCGGTTCAGCGCATCCTCGCGGCGGGTCACGGTCGGTCCTAGGTGCATGACCAAGAAGTCCAGGTGCCTCTGGGTGATGCTGGCGTAGGTGATGGATTTCGACGACACCACGGCGTCGATCAGGTCCCCGGGGCAGTCGAAGAACCGGGCGACGTCGGCGACGCCGAACTGCTTGGCCTCGATCCACGCCGAGCCGGCCGTCTCGGCCTGGAGCATCTGGTACTCCCAGTCCGACCCGGTCACGAAGACGTCCCCGTTGGCCACCGAGGCCTTGAATCGCTTTTTGATCGCGTCGGACTTCTCGGGAGTGAGGATCTGCTCGGTGTTCTTCAGGTGCGCCGCAGGGATCGCACCACCGCCGAACCAATCCAGCGCGAACTCCTGGATGCTGAGGTACTCCCCGATCGCCCAAGCGGCGTACGCGACGGGCGACAGGCCGACGTGCAGCCCGGCGACGGTGTACTGCCGCTCGTGCCAGACCTCTCCCGGGTCGTACTCGGTCCCGGCGATCCGGTACGCGGCGAGCTCCCCCTTACGGATGATCACCGACACCTCAGCCAACGGCACCAGATCGATCCGGGAGGGCAGGCCGAGGCCATCGCGGGCGGTGATCAGCCCGAAGGTGTTGCCCGCTCGGTCCAGGTCGAACTGGGTGCTGTACATCCACTCCAACATCCCGACACGCTCACCGCCCGGGCTGACCAGCACCGGCGGCTTGGGCACCTCGATCTGCGCGCCGAGCACTCGCCGGTAGACGTCGATCGGAAGCGTGCTGACGAGGTTGGCGCGCAGCCGCAGGCACGCCCACACCGCGCTGTGGCGCAGCGCCGTCTCGTTGGTCACCGACACGGTGCCGGTCCGGGTCTCCGGGCGGCGCGGGATGAGCTCGGCTGCGGTCTGCCCGGGGTAGGCGCGGCGGTGGAACAGGCTCACAGCTCACCGGTCCGACCCGCGGGCGCGCGCGGCGCGCTTCGCCGTACGGCCAGCCACGATCCCGTCAGCACCACCAGGCCGGCGCCCGCCAGCGCGCCCCAGCCGATTAACGGCAGCAGCGCCGCGCACGCCCCGGCCGCGACCAGCAGCAGCCCCAGCACGTCCAGCAGGGTGGTCACCAGCTCACGCATGCCGACCCCCTCTCTTAGTACACCGAATCCAGCGGGTCATACGGCGCGCGAACCTTCGGGCCGACGATCAGCAGCGCCCACCGGGCGAGCGTCGCCCCCATGAACGGTGAGACGTCGGTGAGCGACCGGCGGCGGTCCAGGACCCACGCGTCCCCCGACGGCCTGGTCATCGCGCCGGTCACCGCCGAGGTCATGTCGACCTGGTCGGTATGGACGATCGTGGCCTGCGTCATCGCATCAGCCATCTGGCCGCACGCCTCGACGATGTCGTTGGTCCGCATGATGATCAGGTCGCCGCGTTTCGGTTTGTCCTTGTCCTCGGGGGCCTTCACGCCGGCGGCGTCCAGGTCGTCGATGAGGCTGCCTGCAGGCGACCCGGTCGAGGCGATCGCGATGGCCACCGGGTCCCACAACCGCCGCAGCCGCACGATCGCCGCCACCACCCAGGCCGTCCCCGGGCGCCGGTCGACCAGCTCGACGTGCACCCGGCCGTCCGGCCGCAGCGCCGCCACCACCAGCGACGACCACGCCCGGTCGTGGCTGACCTCGATCGCGAGGGCCAGCTGTACGCCGGGCTGTGACTGGCGGTCGGCCAGCCCCGGCCACTTGCCCTTGGGCACGTTCGGGTCGCTCGGCGGCGCCTTCTTGCGGGTCCGGTTCAGATACGCCCGGTCGAACTCGGCCGGGTCCATCCGGTCCAGGTCTCCGCGAATCGTCGCTTCCGAAACCGTATGGCCTAGAGCTGGCATGCATGCTCGCCACGTCGCCGGCTTGTCACGTGGCATGTCGTCGGGGGCGTACCACTCGAAGTGCGCCACTGCGGGATGTCGACCCTCGGTCCAGAGTGCCTCCATCAGCTCTCGCCCACGGTCGCGTTTCCGGTTCAGGTAGACGCTTTTGTCAGTGCCGCCCGCGCTCGCCCACCACAGCTGCGCCATGTCCCGTGTTGACTGCGCTGGCACAAACGCCTGCTCCAGCCGGTCATCCTCGTGGGCGAACGCCTCGTCGATCACCCCGAGGTCAAGCGTGGCGCCGTGCGCCGCCTTCTCAGTGTTGGAGGTGATGCCCATCCGGGACCGGGTGTCTTGCCAGATGATCTGCTCCTGGCCTGTGGTGCGCCGCACCCGGAAGCGACCCGCCAACCGCGACCCGTCCAGGACCTCAACGAACTCCTCGTCGAAGCGGCGGAATGCCTCTGTGCGGTTCTGGGCTGCATAGATGACGCGTTGCCGATGCCAGGCCATCAACCGGTGAACGACGACGCCCAAAACGATCGTGGTCTTGCCCTGCTGTCGCGGAATCGACAGTCCGACCTCGCGGTATGCGAACAGGCCCGTGTCTGGGTCCAGCTCGAACGCCACATCCAAGACGTATTGTTGCCACGGCATGACCTTGTAGCCGAGGCGATCCATGACCGTCGCGACCCGCGGCCCCATGGTCTGAAACTGGGGGCGACGAGGCGGCCCCCAGCGCGGCGGGCACGTCAGCCCGTACAGCTCGGCGCACTGCTCTCGCAGTTCAAACGGGGTCTGCCAGATCGTCGAGCTCATCGTCATCAGACTTCTCCGGCCGCCCCTCCAATAACTGCGCCAGCGTCGCGCGGAGCTCCCGATTCAGCTGAGAGAGGAGCCTGTGATCTTCACCTCCGCCGGCATCGATCTCCATCGCGAGTCGGCACGCCATCTGTGCGAGTGACGGCTCCACGCCGACCAGGTCACCCAGGGCCTCGATATCGGCGCGCACGGCATCGGCCACAGGGCCGTACACGAGGCCCGGCTCGTTGTCAGTACTGGTGAGCAGCAGCGCCGGACTGGCCCCCAGCGCGTTAGCGATGGCCGCCAGGTCGTCGACGTCGATCCGCCGCGAACCCGACTCGATCTTGCTCAGGACCGAGGCGGTCAGCGGTCGCCCGGCCGTGCTGACCCGCTCGGCCAGGTCCCGCTGCTCCAAGCCGCGATCATGCCGGAGCCGGGTGATGGCCCCGGCCACGTGCTGGCCGACCACTCCGATCTGAGGCCTGCTTGCCATGGCCACCTCCGTAGTGCACGGCTTGTTCGACCGCCCCGTGCTCATATCGCTGCGGCCAGCGTGCCATCACGTCCGGATCGCCGTACATGCGCGCCGCGGCGTACGCAGCCCCCGGATTCCCCAATCCCAGCTCGTCCGCAATGTCCTGCCACTTCATCCGTGCCGCCCGCAGCTCTGCGGCACGCCTCCCAGCTTCTAGCCGGATGTGATGACGCGAAGGCTCACATGTCCAGCAACGCCCTTTTCGCAGTTCTGTGCCACACGCGCAACGTGGGACCACAGGCCGGACTGGCATTGGAATGAACGCTGAATCCTGAGCCCACAAGGTGAGTTGATAGCCGTCGAGGTCCGAACCGTCGTACGGACGGCTCAGGTTGCACGTACGGCAGATGATCCGCACGTTCCCGATCGAGTGCGTACCGCCGGCGGCGATCGGGAGTATGTGATCAAGATGCTTGCTGTTCGGGCGATCCGCCTTGCTTGTCAGCCGAACGGAACACAGAGGGCACTTGCGCGCCCGCGCCCTCAAGCCGCGCTCATAGGCGGGCGTGACATCCGACAGCCGCCCAACGGTGCGACGTCGATGGTTCTTCGCGATCCACCGCGCCCGCGCCCGCGCCGTCGCACAACTCTCGCATAACCGGCCGACAGAGGTACGCCTGCGCGTCGTCGATTTGCCGCAGTCATCGCACGCGCCCGGCGACATGCGGAGGCGGCGAGCGCAACTCACAGAACACGCGCGCTGCTCGGAACTGGCGCGCACCTCGAACGTGGCCTCACATACGGCGCAACTCCGGGTCTCATACGCGACCCGCCGGCCGTACGGCTGGCTCTCCTTGCGACGGCAGGGATGGCAAACCGCCTGTCCTTGTGGGAGGGTACCGCGCCCTCTCCACAGCAGCGTTCCGCAGCGAGCACATGGCACGTCAGGACGATGAGGCATGTTGGTGTCTCCAGGCATACGGAAGCCCCGGTGCCTGGAGACACCGGGGCTTCCTTCCTGCCGTGATCAGCGGCAGGCGTCAGTGATGATCATCTTCGTGAGATTCCCCCACGCACAAAAAACGCTCAGCTGCGAGCGGGGTCGCGACCTATCCGATCTTGGAAAAGCTTCCGCAGGTCAGCGGCTTGCACGGCGTTTGTGCAGGTCAGAGGCGTGACGGCCCGGCGTACCAGTCTCTGCTGGTGACCAGGCGGCGCACTTCGGCGAGCGGCTTGTCGCCCTTCTCGTTGTTGCATTTGCGCAGGCAGACGGGGCAACCGTCGACGCCGTGGATGGGTGCCATGTTCTGCGGGTCGAGCCGGGCGCCGCCGCGCTTGACGGCCACGATGTGGTCGACGGCGTCGGATCCGCCGTGCCCGCACACGATGCACACGGTCGACGTGGCGAGGATCCGGGCCCTGGTCTTGCGGTACTCGTACGTTGCGAGTTCGGCCCGCCCAGCGGCCACGCGCTCACCCCCTGCGCTTTCGTGGCAGGCGGGGCGTCTGCCCCTTCTTGACCTCGACCTTGGTGCGGAGGCACCTGGTGCACCGGTACGTGCAAGGCCACCTCCTGGGCTGGCCGCAAGAAATCCGCGACCTACCGGCGAGTAGCTCGGCGACCTAGGTAGGTTGCCGAAATGACCAATATGGGGGAATTTCGGTGGAACTTCGATGACCTCGGTGACCTGGACCCGCACCGGGTTCAAGATTTCGTGCAGACGCTGAAGGCTGTCACGGAGAACGCCTACCTGCAGGTCTCCGGAAGGCCAAAAGAGGAGGTGGTACAGACCCTTCGGCGTGAGTGGAACAGGCAGTCTTTCGACCGCTTCCCCACCCGAATCATGGAACGTCTTGCTGAGCCGATCAGTCAGGGCGTCAAGCCGGTGTTCAAGCGCGAGTGAACGCCAGATTCACCGAGATCGGGAACTGGCTCTCCTCAGACACGAAAGCCCGGCGCTGTGGCCGGGCTGGTTTCGGAGATGGCTACCGCACACCCCTGACTTCCGTCAGATCCGACGATACACGATCATGTGCGGCGGCGGTGCTTGTGCTTGCGCTGCTTTTCGACCTCGAAGACGTCGCTGAGCCGGTAGACGTTGGACCGGCCTCGGCGGCCGGCCGGGGCGAGGTAGCCCCGGCGGACCCAGTTGTCGATGGCGGCGATGCTGAAGCCGACCTCGGCGGCGGCCTCGGCCGTGGTGAACAGGTCCTCCTCGGTCACGTGTGCGACTTCCCTGTCGGCAGGTCGTCGAGGCATTCGCCGATGGGTGTCCAGATCGTGCCGCACCGGCAGCGGTGTTCGGACCCGTCGTGAGGACCGAGGACGCAGCGGTAGCGCCTGGGGACGCGGGACAGGTGGGTCTCGGTGGTTTCCGGGCAGGCGGCGGGGACCACGGCGAAGCCCTGCCGGGCGAGTCCGGCGAGCAGGTCTTGGCCGAGGGCGACCGCGGCGCCGCCCTGGGCGTAGCCGGAGCCGATGAGGTGTTCGGCGAGGGCTTCGACTGCGGCGCGCGGCATCGGCTGGTCCGTGTTCACGGCGCCGGCTCCTCGCCCTCGCCCCGGAACTGGGCGAGGGCCCCCTTGACCTGGTCCTCGGTCCAATCGCAGGAGTCCCACCATTCGATGGCCTTCCACACCGCGGCTAGACGCCTGGCCCGGACCTCGGCGCGGATTCGCGACTGGCGCAGGATGACAAGGAGTTCCTCGGTCTCTGCTGCGGCGTCTGCGGCGTAGCCGAGCCCCGCGAGCCGGTCAGCCATGGATCGCAGATCCTCCATGCGGCTGTACCGGGCGAGCTCATGCAATTCGTCGTCTTGGTACAGGTAGTTGTACGAGCCTCCGGACATCGGGCTACCCCTCCTGCGAAGTGGTTGGTTCGTGGGACTGGTCAAGGGCGGGCGGTGCGGGTTCGCGGATGACGAGCGCCCGGCCCCACGGCGTGGACTCCTCGGGTGCGTCGGCCATGGTGAGCACCTGGCCGTGCTGCTCCTCCCAGACGCCAGCGAGCGCGCCGAGGACGGCGGCCGTCACCTCCAGGCGCGCCGGGAGCGGGATCACGGCGAGGACTGGGCGGTCGCGGGTGGTCATGCTGTCTTCCTCGCTTCGATGGTGCCGGCGAGCTCGGGCCACTCGGAGAACGCCCAACGGTGCCGGCGGGGCCGTTCGGCGTGACAGGCGCAGGTCTCGTCGTCACACCGGCAGGCCGCGTTGACACAGACGAACGCCAAGCTGTCGAGGAGGCCGCGGATGGACAGGGCCCCGCAGGTGGGGCAGCGGACGCCGTGGAGCCGGTGGACGGGTTCGTGTTCGCCGAGGGCGCGGCGCACCTGGCGGTGCATGCGGTGGACCTCGTCTTCGACGTGCTCGGCGAGGTCTTCGTCGTCGGCCACGCGGCCGAGGAGGAGGCCGAGGTCTTCGAGCCGCTGATCGGTGGTGGCGCTGGCGCGAACGTCGAGGCCGAGGCGTTCGCAGACGGCGGCTTCGAGGTCGGCGATGGAGGCGTCCAGGTCGGCGAGCAGGTCCAGGACGTCGAGGCTGAGCGGCGCTTGCGCGTTGCCGAGCGACTTCAACCCCATGGCCATGTTGAGGCGCTTGGCTTCGCGTTCGGCGCGGGCGAGCTGGTCCATCCTCGCCTCCTGTTCAGGGGTCATCTCGTGCTGGTTCCACCGCCGGGGAGTCCCGGGGGCGAGCAGGGCGGGCAGGAGGCGCAGGCCGGCGCGGATGCCGTCGATGGCGGTCGCGGTGCGGTCGATGTTCAAGAGACTCCCCGAAGGTGGCGCGGACCGACGTGAGTGAGGTCCCAGCGGGACCTCTGCGGGCGGAGGGCCGGGATGACCCTCCGCCTGGGGGACAGTCCCTCTCGGGAGGGGCTGTCCCCGAGGTGCTGGGGCAACCGTTGGGGTCTGCCCAACAGCTGGAATCAGGGAAGCGGGTCAGGCGGGAAGACGCCGTACTCGCGGTGCAGGCCGCGCAGCACCTCGAACCCGGCTTCGGTGTTGTAGCGGGCCATCAGTTCGTTGGAGCGGCGCCGGGCGCCGGCCTGCCACTCGCGGGGCAGGGTGTAGCGGGCGAGCTGGCCGAGGGCGATGAGTCCGGTCTGGCGGGCCCATTCGGTGTGGAAGACCTCCACCGAGGGGGCGATCATCAGGGACAGGGTCCGCACCGGGATGATCTGCTCGCCGTGGTCGGGGGCGCCGGGCTTGTCGAGTACGGCGATGTGCGGCCACAGGTCTTCGTACCCGGGGACCGGCTTGACGTCGCGGCGCCCGCGGTTGGTGCCGTCCGGCCTGTTGGCGGTCATTCGCCCTCCTCCAGGTTGATGTTCGGGCCGCGGAGGGCCTTGGCGCGGGCTTGTTCTTCGGTGAGGTCGGTGTGGAACAGCTCGTCGACGGAGGCGGGGATCACGGTGCCGTCGCCGTTCATGCGGACCACGGGGACGTCGTTCAACGTGCCGCTCATGAACTTCTTCATCCCGTGGGCGAACAGGTCGGACATGTTCGACATGAGCTCCTTGCCCCATGGGCTGGCGGCGATGAAGGCGAGGAGCCGGTCGCGGGAGAGCAGGTAGTCGCCGTAGTCAATGTGCCTGGGCTGGCCGGTAGCGGGGTTGATCTCGGATTTCTCAGCGACGCACCACAAGCGGAGGTCGAGGTAATCGCGTAGGCAGGCATAGCCGAGGAGCCCGTCGCCGCGTTCCTCGTCCATCTCCCGCTGGTCTTCCAGGGCGTGCAGGTGCTGCTGTCGAGCCCATTTGCACGCCTCCCAGATCGGCATGCCAAGGGCTTGGGCAACCTCGCTGAGCAGGCAGTACTTGCCTTCGGGGCCGTAGAAGTAGACGGGCGCCTGCCCGAACCCGGCCAGGTCGACCATCTCGCCGGGAAGGGCGGGGGTGATCGGGGTGTGGGTGTTGAACTTCGTCAGGGCTTCGACGACTCGGGCGGCCTGCTCGTCGGGGCCGTAGTCGCAGAGGTCCTCTTCGACGCGGGCGACGATGGTCTTGGCGAACTGCTCGAAGGCGGGATTTGAGGGGGTCACGGTTCCCCTTTCGATGGTCGTGGGATCCTGTTGGCGGCCGGGCCCGTCTCCACCGGGCCCGGCCTCGTGGTTGGTCACGCGTGGATCGGCGCGACCGGGATGGGGTTGGGGTAGCCGGCGAGCAGCACACCCCAGAGCGCGCGGGACGGGTCGTCGTGAGGCACCTGCTGGGCGTTGTGCTCGGCGTGCTCGCGCTGGGCGATCGGCTCGCCCGCGAGGTGCTCGGAGCACATGAAAGCCACCGAGGCAGCGGGAGCACCGTCGGCCCACGTGTCCGGAACTGTGGCGGAGATCACGGCCGCGACGGCCAGCTCGTCGCAGTCGAAAGAGTGCTCCCCCTCGTGGTCGCACCGCCCACCGTGGCGGTAGTCCTTCGGGTTGATCGTGGTGGTCATCACGGCTTCCTTCCGTTGATCGTTCGGACTCGGTCGGTGATGTGAGTGAGCTGTTCGGCTCGGCGGAGCGTCTCGGCGGTGATCTCCGAGCGCAGGGCGTGGTTGCGTTCGACCTCGGCGCGGCGTTCGGCGTGCGCCTCGGTGACCATGAGGGTCAGCGCCTTGGCGTGGCTCCTGTAGGCGCCGGCCAGGCATAGCACGCCGACGAGGGCGACGGCCAAGGCGGTGACGACGGTTTCCATCACGCTCTCCGCCGGCCGAGACGGGCAGCCTTCTGCTCGGCCACGAGCTGCATGACCTTCGCGGCGTGAGCGACGCAGATGAGGATCAGCGCGTCCGGGGACTGGTCGAGGCTCGGGTTGCTACACATTTCGTCGTTGCGCCGCCGGTACCGACAGCGCAGTTCCCGCCCAGGTGCGGCAGGGGGCCCCTGGATAGTGGTCATGGTTGTTCCCTTCTCAGCGCTCAAACCGGACCAAGCCGGTGGCGCGGTCGATCTCGGTGAGCCGGAGGCCCTGATCACGCCAGCCGTCGAGCTCGGTCCTCATGGCGCGGAGCTCCGCCAGCTTCTCGGGGGCGAGCGGCTCGGTGCGGGCGACCTCCTGGGCAAGGGTGGTGAACCACCGCTCGAAGGACCAGGACTCGCGCATGGCCTCGGCCAGGCATTCAGCGAGGTGGGTCCCCAACCACACGTAGCCACCGGCGTCGGTGATGCCCTCGAAGGCCGTCAGGCGGGTGTCGCCGGACTGGACCCGGTCAGTGAGCCGCTTCGCCATCGTGTGGATGTGGTGGCCCAGCATGGGATTCGGCTCTCCGCCGACTTCGGTGATGAATCCGCTGCCGAGGTCGACGAGGGACTCGGCGAGCGCGCGTGGCGTCGGAACGGTCATGTCCTCTCCTAGGGTCAGGCAGCCACGGGCTTGACCGTGGGCACGCTTGTGAAGCCCCGGCCGAGGTATCCGGGGAGGTTTGCAAGTCGCCATTCGTGGGCGACCCAGGCGGCTTCCTGCACGGTGTCGTAGGTGCCGAGATGGACAGCGCGGCCACGCACCTTGCCTTGTGCAGCCCACCGGCCGTGCCGCTTGCACACTCCCCGAAAGCCGGAGGCGGCCGTGGTCCTCCGGTTCGCAGAGTTCTCAGCGGCGGTCACGAATCTCAGGTTCGAGCGGCGGCAGTCGTAGGGGTCACCATTGATGTGATCGACGATGCGACCGTCGCCTCGCTGGGCACCGAGCACCCAGCGGTGGACCGGGAGCCTCTCGCCGCCGTCGCGGAGCTGGGCATATCCGTGACTCCCGAGGGAGAGCCGCCGGCCGTCGAGGCGCTCGGCGTCAGCGAGGTCAAGAAGAATCGGCACTGGTCCACGGCGGCTGGACGCGAGCACTGTTACGGCCTCGAAGTCCAGGACGGTCTGAACGTTCATCAGGGTCGCCTCCGTGTCGGATGGCTGAGGTATGGCTAGCCATGTCTTGGCTGGTGGGACCGGCTGTGCCAGACCTGACAGACCCCTTGGAATCTTTTGCACGCCCCACGTGGGATGGGGAAAAGTTATGGGAGGGTCTGTCAGGTCTGGCACGGCGCTATTCGTCCTGGTCAGGCTCGTCGTCGGTGCGGTACCGAACGCCGACGTACACGACGGGGCGTTTGGGGATCGGCGCGGTGTTGAATCTGTCGAGCCCGTGCCTCACCAGGCCGACAGGGCTCGTCGTTCGCTTCTCCTCGACCCCGTGGCGGTTCGTCTCCGTGTGGCTCTTGAACCGGGGGTGGAACAACTCCTTGGGCCAGGCGTTGTGGCCGTTGCTGGAGAGCCACTCGTTGAACACGGCGAGCAGGTCCGTGCTGAGCACGCACGCGCCGGGGTCGGGGACGAGGCAGTTGTCCCAGAACCCCAGGATCCTGTCCGCGTCGGCCCGCCACGCGCGTGTGTCGGCCGCGACCTTCGTGGTCACCGCGAGAGCCGTGTCTGGGTTGGCATGCCAGCGCTTGGCGCCCTCGACTACCCACGTCACGATCGCGTCATACTGGCCGCTGCGGTTGGCCTTGATGCGCGCCTTGAGCCGGGGGTCTCCATGGCGTTCGTCTGCGCGACGGCACTCTTCCCCGGGCTTGCGGAAGGTGTAGGGGAAGACGAGTAGGGCGAGCCGCCGCCAGGTGCCGTGGTCGGTCTCGTTGACGACGGGCAGGTAGTTGGTGGTGGCGAACAGCGAGTGTGTCGCCTTGAACGTCATGTTCGACTTGTAGACGTGCCGAGCTTTGATCTCGCCGACGTCCATGATCCGTTTGATCGCGGTGATGTTGAGGGCGCGGCCCTCGGTCATCTCCTCGGAGACGAGGAACCGCTGACCTCGCAGGCTGGCTCGTTCTTCGGAGTGCTCGTTGGTGGTGGCGAGCAGCTTGTCGCTGGCCACGTCGGCGTAGTCGCCGAGTGCGGGCACGACGCCGTCCGTGCTGAGCAGCGACTTGCCGTTCTCGCCGCCGCCCTGCATCAGCACGAGGATCCCGTCGGGGTTGGTGTACCCGGTGACGGCCTGTCCGGCGCGGGTCTGAAACCACACGCGTTCCGGCTCGGGCAGGGCTTCGATCGCCTTATCCCAGTCGGCATGGGTGAAGCCCGGGCGGTAAGAGCCGCGGGTCATCTTCGTCATGAGGAGCTCAGGGTCATGGCGCAGCAGGTCGCCGGTACGCAGGTTGACCACGCCGCTCGGGGTGTTGAGCAGGTCGGGGTCCGCGTCGAGCTGTTCGGCAATGGTGGCGATGCCCTCGATACCCCGTGCCAGGCCGGTCACGTTGCGGACCTTGGCTGCGCTGAGCAGCGTCTGAAGCTCCTGAAGGCGCTTGGGGTTGAGGTTGGGCCCAGCCTGTCCGATCTTCTGGTTGAACTGGTCGGCGAGCCAGTTGCGAACGACCTCGCAGACGATGACGTCGTCTCGGGCGCCCCAGCGCCGGGTGTCCCATTCCAGCCAGCCGAGGCCGATGCACCACCGCCATCGGCCGCGTAGGACGTCCTCCGCGGCGAGTTCCGCGAGCACGGAGTCGGAGACGTCACCACGCTCACCGCGGCTCCCCTGCCGGCCGCTCTCTCCTGACTCGCATGGAGCGTCCGGCCATGGCACATCGTCGATCAGGACCGTCGCGCTCACCTAGGGCGTGTTTCGAAGACAGGTGAGCCAGTCGTTGATGGCGGCGATGTGGGCGGTGGCCTCGTAGCGGACGGCGAGTTTGTCGTACCTGGTTGCGATGGCACGGTTGCGTTTGAGCAGGTTGATGCCGCATTCCACGGCGTGGCGGGCGCGGTAGAGCGCCGGGTCGAACTGTGGAGGACGGCCGCCGCGGCTGCCGCGCCGCAGCCGGGCGGCGATCCGGTCGGCAGGCTCAGGGATGACGCACCCGATCCGGCGCCGGCGCAAGTGAGCACGGATCGCCCGCGATGAGTACGCCTTGTCGGCCAGCACCACATCGGGCCGGGTACGAGGCCGCCCCGGTCCCGGCCGGGACACGCCGATCCCGGCCATGACCGCGTCGAACTGCGGTGCATCCCCGCGTTGCCCGGCCGTCACCACCAGCGACAGCAACCTTCGGCCCCGCTCACACGCCAGGTGCAGCTTGGTCGACAACCCGCCCCGCGAGCGCCCCAGAGCGTGATCGGCCGGCTCGGTCCGCACCCCGCCAGGCGGTTCGGCCTGCAACGTCGCATCCTTGCGAGCACCGGCCGCGTGCTGGTGCGCACGCACGATCGTGGAGTCCACCCCGACCTGCCAGCCGATCAGCTGTGCGGCATCGGCCATCGCCTGCAGGCCGGTCACGATGCCGTACCAGGCGCCGGAACGCTGCCAGCGGCGAAACAACCCGTACACCGCCTGCCAGGAGCCGTAACACTCCGGCACATCCCGCCAGGGCGCTCCCACCCGTGCCCGCCAGCGGATCCCATCGATGAGCTGCCGCTTGCTCCACTTCGACGGCCGTCCTGATCTCCTTGGCGCGGGCAGCAGCGGCTCCAGGCGTGCCCATTGCGCATCGGTCAGGTCAAACCGCCTCGTCACCGCTAAGGTGGCCACGAGGTCTCCGGTGTGAAGGTTCTTCTTGGTCGATCAACCTTCTATCGGAGACCTCACTGCATGTCCGGACATGACACGCCGTCACACAGCGGACTTCGAAACAGGCCCTAACCCCCTGAAGGTGGCGGGGGTTGCGCATCCCGGCGTTGATACCCGAGGTGATCGTGGCCTCGATCTGCCGGGGGTTGCAGTTGGTGTCCTGGTCGAGGCCGATGGAGTAAGCGGCCTGCGTGAGGGCGCTCTCGGCATCGTGGCGAGGGAGGACTCCGGCGCCAACGAGCGTGCCGAGGATGAACGCCGCACGGTTGAGCTCGTCGTTCCGGCCGAGCCCCCTACCGCGAGCGTCGAGGATCCGCTGAACCTCGCCCCGTACGGCGGCGGCAACGTACCGGTCTCCCGTCTGGGGCAGTGCCACCGGCCGAGGCCTGGAGCTTGACGGGGGCCGATCCCGCAGGTGAGCGGCGATGCGGGGGTGGAGCGGGGCCAGGGGCAAGGGGATCGTGTCCCCCGCCCACCGGTACGGCGTGCCTGTCGTAGGGCTGCGGGATGGGCCGACGACGAAGTACGCCCCGTCCGCCTTGATGTCCACGCCGGGGCCAAGCTTGTTGGAACCGCCCCGGATCCGGCCGCCCGGGTGTGCGTACACCAGGTGCCAGCCGCCGGAGGCGGATCGCTGGGCAGCGGTGCGCTGGAGGACGCCAGCCTCGCGCAGGCGGGCGGCGGTGGCCATCCCGTCAACGCCATGACCGTTCACGGTGTCGATGTCGACGACAACGATGCCCGAGGGCAGGCCGGTGCGGATGGCGACGAGCCCGCGGGGGTTGCATCGCGCCATCTCGCGAAGCCGGTCAGTGTCGTCGGTGGCGGCGTAGAAGCCGTGGCAGGTCAGGCACTCGCACGCCTCACGCTGCTCGTTGGTGACGTGCTGTTCGTCGCACGGCGCGCAGTTCTTGAGCGGGACCTTGCCCGCGCTGAGCATGAAAGGCTTCATCCCGGCGTCGCGGTAGGCGAGCATCGCGTCGAGTTTCGACATGCCCGAGGTGATGGTCACCGAGGACGGGGTCGCGGTGGTGGCGACCGCTGCTTGTGCGCGGCCGGAGGAGTCGACGCCGAAGCCCTCGGCGTCGTTGCCGATGTTCACAGGTAGTCCCCTGGTGGTTCAAAGATCGTGGCTGTGAGGCGGGTGAACCGGTGGGGACTACGAGGTGAGCGTGTTCGCCTGGCCGCGGAGACGCTCGATGTAGGCGAGCAGGGACGCCCGAGGGATCCGGCGCCCGCGCCCCCGCTGGCCGATCACGACGGTCTCCAACTCGCCGGCGGCGATGAGCCGATAGAAGTGTGCCTTCGAGCAGTTCAGCTGAGCGCGGGCCTGCGCCGGAAGCAGCAGGAGGGGAAGGTTCTCGATCGTCTCAGTGGAGGTGATGTCGACGGAACCGCCCGCGATGAGCGGCAGCTCAACGTACTTGCCGCCGACCCGGTAGGCGTGGCGGAGCCGTCCGCCATCCGCGAGGACGCCGAGGTAGACCGGAATAGATCCGTCGATTTCGGGACGTTTGTCTGGATCGATTACCGGCGCGTGGGCATGCCAGCTAAGGTTGGCCATCGGTGGCTCTCCCATCAGGTGACCTTTTGCGAAGGGGTGGCTTGGGGCAGAGTCCGGGGCCTGGCGAGGATGATCGGAGTGTTGGCGCACTCCGCCTCTGCCGGGCCCTTTCACTGTCCGGGGCCTGGTCTTGCTCTTGGCGTCCAGAGCGCACAGCGGTGCCCCTGGGACTCCAAGAGACTGGATCACGGATTAGGTTACACCCACCTCGCCGCCCTGGGAGTAGCTGAACCATCCCCAGGGCGCAGGAACATCTAGGAACCCCATCACTTTGCTGTTAAGCACAGTTACCAGTCGATGAGCCCGTCGACACTTAGTGATCGACCAGTCACCGACCGATCAAGGTGTGGCACGAACGCCAAGGTGCATAGCGGAAGCGGACAAGATGGTCAACGCGACCACCATGATTCTCTAACAGACGTTCGAGCGGATCCCGCCCGTCTCTGCAGGGCTTTGCACACGTTCCCACGGAGGATCGAGTCTCACCAACGGCAGCCAGTAGCACACATAGACAACAAGATGTTGCGCGCGCGCAACCCTGCCCGATACTGTCTCTCCGTGTCTCGCAACGTCTCTGAGAGTGTCACCGAACCCAATCCGTTCTGGTCATGGCTCCACACTCACGCCGGCGGCCTGGGCTATCGATCGGAGGCCCGGCTCGCCCGCGCACTGGATGTCAGCCCCACGACCGTTATGAGGTGGAAGCGCGGCGCTAAGCCAAGCATTGATCAACTACTTAAGATCGGGGAAGTGCTCGGCGTGAAGCTGGAGCCCCTGCTAGTCCTTTCAGGACTCGTGCCCGCCGAGGCTCTCGGAAACCCCGACATGCCAGTATCGCCATCGCCGGTCACTCCGGGAGAACGCCTCATCATCGGATCCGGACTTGATCAGCATCTGCAAGATCTCTTGCAGAAGTATTGGAAGTCTCGACTGTCTGAAGAGCGTTCGAGGGTCGAGAAGCTGATCGACATGATGAAATCAGACATCCGCTTGGCGATGCTAGACAACACGGCAGCCTCCCAGATGTTGTCGAAGCTGCCACAAAGCGACCTGCAGGAGCACCTTACCGAAGTGATACTGCAATGGATCGTGTATCAGCACGTCAACGCGGCGGCGGCGGACAAGCCTCGGCGCAGGCGCAGGCCCCCCACGATCGAGGACGTTGAGGCAGTCAACGCGCAAATCCGCGACGCTGCCGCGATCACCAAGACGGAGGACGGAAAGTTCGTCTTCGAACTGGGCGGGAGTACCGTCGGCGCTAATGTTCGAAGCAACTCGTTTGATACGAAAGAAGAGGCAGAGGCGTTTCGCGACGCATTCTTGGACGCCTTCAAGGTTCGGCCGTTGGTCGACTCCTGAGTCAGTAGCGGAAGGGCGCACATGACCACTTCTAATAGGACGCGCAAGGACAACGGCGAGGGCACGATCTACCAGTCGGCCAGCGGAAAGTGGCACGGCAGAGTGACGATGGGCACCAAGCTCGACGGCACGCCGGACAGACGCCACGTTGAACGCAAGACCAAAGAAGAGGTCGAGAAAGCGGTCAAAGCGCTCATCAAGAAGCGGGACGCCGGACTTGCTGGTAGGGCGGGCCGGGTGCAGACCGTCGAGAAGTTCGGAATCTACTGGCTCGACACGATCCTCCCTGTCGCCGACCGAGCGCCAAGGACCATCGCGGACTACAGGAGCAAGTGCGAGAACTGGGTCTTCAAGTACATCGGGAAGGTGCGCCTGGACAAGGTGGGCCCCGACCATCTGGAGAACCTGTACGCCGAGATGAGAAAGGACGGCCAGGCCCCCGGGCACATCCGCAAGGTTCACGCGGTGATCAGCAGCATGTACAGCTCAGCGGTACGGCGGGGCGTGGTCGCACAGAATCCGGCCAAGCTCGTGGAGGTGCCGGCTGCGGGCGACCCGGAGAAGGACACGCTTACGCGTGACGAGGCGCGCAAGATCCTCTCCGAGACGCAGAAGCGTCGGAACGCGGCCCGCTGGTCGGTCGGCCTGGCCACCGGGACACGCCAGGGCGAGACCCTTGGCCTGCGCTGGCAGTACCTTGACCTGGACACCGGGGTAGCGAAGATCTGGTATCAGTTACAGCGGCTCACCTGGCAGCACGGATGCGCCAACCCTCACGCGTGCGGGATGGCCCACCACCGCGGGGCATGCCCGAAGGACTGCGGAGCCCATCGCCACCGGCCGGACTGCGCTCGCGGGTGCTACAGGACCGGCCACGTGTGTCCCAAGCCCTGCCCGAAGGGCTGTACGGCGCACGCGAAGGCGTGTCCGAGCCGCAAGGGTGGCGGCCTGGTCTTCCGTCAGATCAAGGAGAAGCGGCGCAAGAACATCCACCTGGCGCCCGAGCTGGTAGCCATCCTGCGCCGCCACAAAGAGGCCCAGGACTTCGAGCGGATCGTGGCCGGCGACGAGTGGACGGATCACGATCTGGTGTTCTGCCAGTCGAACGGCCAGCCGATCGACCCGCGGGTGGACTGGGAGGAGTGGGCCGACATTGTCAAGGAGGCGGGCCTGCGCCACCACAAGCTCCACGCGCAGCGGCACACCGCGGCGACCCTGGCGCTGGAGGCGGGCATCGCGCTCGCGGTGGTCCAGGAGATGCTTGGGCACTCTGACATCCGGGTTACCCGGGGCTATTCTCACGTGGCGTCACCGCTCGCGCAGGATGCTGCGCAGAAGATGGGGAGGGCGCTGTGGGGGAAGTGA